ATTCAGACAGAAGTGGAATAATAACCATTGCTGGTTCCATACCAACGAATCGTCATGGTTCCACCATGAGAGCGAAGAGTATAAAACGTCCATTGCTGCTCGTCTCCATACTCAGAAGTTTCGCCGTTGGAATCTTCCGACGCAGAAAGGATTTCGTGCCCAATCAGGTCTTGAGGCTCACAACCAATCACTTCCTCAACACTCACACTCTCGCAACACTCCTGATAGTGAAACATCCGAATCACCTTTCCAGACTTCATGGTGAAACAGATATTATCACTCCCAGACTCACAACCCGTAATCGAAACAGGAACCTCACCAACAAACTCGTTCATGTTACTCATTTTGTTTTTCTCTTCTTTCTTTTTGACTATCAGTGTCAAATGAGATTCAGGTTTGCAAACTCATTGCAGAGATAGAACTCAGAGCCCCTGGCGCTCTGCTTCTTGCAAAAGAGTTCACGATTTCCAACGTAACCAACCTCAAACACCTTTCCAGTGTTGAGAGCAGTGCGATGCTCCCAATGAATCTGGCCCAAACCAGCCACGTTGGCAATGTCCTGCATTTCCTGCTTGTTGTCGTTCATGTTGTTTGTTCTTTCTACTCTCAGAGAGCCATCTCGAAATACAGATCACAAACCGAGCAAATCCAGGTGCCAGGAACTGCAATCCTTCCGCACTTGGAAGTGCCATCACGACCACGAAGGGTGAACATGGTCTGGTTGATCGGCCCAACCTTCTTCTCGTCGTTGCACCCACAAAACTTGCAAGGCTCTTGAACCGTCTTGGTGTTGGAAGTCATGATGTCTCTCCGTCTGCTCTTGGGATGGTCTGACTCTATCAGAGGATGCCCAGCCGTTCAAGGGATTTTTCGTGGAAGCCTTGGCACGACCCTTGCACGCTTCTGAAGTCGAGGACAACCATTCTTCGGAATCATCCACCTTTTCATTCTCTTATCAGGCAAACGTGTTTCCTTGTCGTAAACAGCACGAAAAAAACACGCATATTCCCAATACCGAACATGCCCCAAATCAGCACCTCGCAAATCAGCACGGCTGAAATCAGAGCCATCAATTTCCAAAGCCCCAAAATCTGCATAACGCAAATCAGCACCGCAAAACTTGTAATTGTCAAGCATTGGGAATTGAAAGGTCGCACCAACCAAAAAACAATTGCTGAAATTGAATCCAGCCCAACGATTAAAGTCAAAAACCAAACCAAACCCAGAACGCATTGATTTTCTTTCACTCACAACATCATCCTCTCTCTCCCCTTTCCTAAGCAATCCAATGAAACTATGTGGATGATTTAGGAAAGGGAAGAGAGCCTGAGCGGGAGAGGTGGTGTGACTCCCTGAGAGACTATTACTAATCCTCCAGGGAGTCAATCAACATCTTTCAGAGGAAGTTGATACCGTTTCGATTGATCTCGTACTCAAACTCCACACCCGCGGAGCCCCAGCGATTCTTCGCCACATCGAGGAGACGACAACCGTGATTCTCCGACTTCCTGTCAGTGTTCTTCCGCATGTGAAGGTGCATGTCAATGGCGTGCTTCACACCATTCGTACCAAGAAACTCTCCATCCTTGCCAACCTGCGAAACGAACATCGCAACGGTGTAATGCTGCTTCGTCCAAGCGTTGAGGCGATAAACCGCCTCCTCCTGCTGCTTCTGATCGCCCTTCTGACGACCAGCACCCGGACGAGTGCAGCCGACAGTCTGAATCGAGTCAATGAACAGAAAGAAACCGCGCTGCTCGGCAATCAGATCAAACTTGCAGTGCTCCTCCCGCAGGAGATCCGCATAAGCCAGAATGTCGCCAATGTCAACGAAGCTGGAAAAGAAAGCCTTACAGTCAGGGGAAGAGAGGTTGCGAAACCCCTTCTGCTCTGCACGAAGCATAACCTGCTCGGGCGACTCCTCACCACCATTGAGAAGGACAACGTGGCCCTGTCCAAGCAAAGCGTTGATCATCTGAAGAGTCCAGGTGCTCTTACCGCCACCAGACATACCCGAAATCATGGCGACAGTGCTGGGACGGATACCATCACCAGTGAACATCGCGTCCGTGTGAGCACAACCGGAGGGAAGGCTAACACGCAGACGCGGATCAATCTCAATCTCTGCGAAGGCACCAGCACGCTCCACACCAAGCGACAGACGGCTGTGGGTCGGAGCCGAAGCAACCTCAACCTGCTGCTGCGACACGGAGCCCGCAGGCCGCTGAATCTGCGTGGACATGGTGAAGGAGCGCACGGGAGGCGTCAAAGCAACCCGGACAATCTCATTGTTGACGATTGCGTAACCCGGAACATGCTTGCCGCTAAGGAGCGCGTCAATCGTGCGCTGCTGCGGACCACGCTTCATACCAGAAGTGTTCACCGTAATGATGGTGCTGGGGTTGGTGTTGCTGGGACCGTTGTCGTTGGCGTTCGTCATGGTCCTAACCTACCAGACTCCCCCAGACGGGTCAAAGGGTTTTTCGATCACATCCTTGGCATGAGAGTTGCAAACAGCTCAAGCCAACACCAAACAGTGGCACGAGCCTTGCAACGTATCCTTATATGGCTCTCCCAGGTTTCTCAGATTTGTTTCCTGGACTCTATCGCTCCAAAGTATCAATCAATGAAAACAATTCGCTTTCATTAACCAAACGGTGAACGAGTGGAATGTCATGTCTTGCCGTTGCGATGATAATGGTTTTGTTGTCTGCCACCATTCCAAGAATTTCTTCACCGTGCGCCATTGCGTATCCAGCCAAATTCAACTTGTAGAGTTTGCTTCCGATTTGGTAGTGCGTGTTTGCTGCCGGATATTGAACTGGGTGTTTGGTCAGTTGTGTAAACCGACATCCGTAAAGTCGTGCTGTTTTAAGCGTGCTGTATTTGAAGGAACAACGAGTAAGACGCGCATTCAAAAAAGAGGCGCCCTCAAACACGCATCTTTTCAAGTTCGAATCAAGAAATCTTGCTCCAAAGAATTCTGCGTCAGTGAAATTGCACTGCTCGAACCAAGATTTTCCAACATGGGAATCATTAAATTGAGCCCCTTTGAAGCTGCAATTCTCGAAGAAAACATCTTTCAAGTAGGTGTAGCTGAAATCAAATCCAGACAAGTCGAGGTTTTCAAACTTGAAAACTATTGTTCCCGGCATGTTTCTGTATGTTGTTCTGTTTGACTCGTGATAAATCCTTTCGAGCCATTTTCCTCCAGAGCAGGATGGCATGTTACCCCTTCTGTTTTTGCGTTGGTTTTCTGTCTCCTTCAGGAAATCGTGCCAAAATTGTGCTTGTGTTTTCATTGTGTTGTTTTCTCAGTCGTTAGGGTTTTTGGTAACAGCCACGAAAGTTCCATGAATAAGCCAGAGTGGTAAATCTCGGTAAATCTCTCCTGTCGCTGGGCAGGTGAATGAGAAGGTTTTTGTTTTGGTGTTCACGTCAAACAACATCACCATCATTCCATTTTCAACGCCGAAATTCAATTTCGCCTTGGAGAAATCAAAGGTTTCCAGAATGAAACTGAGTAAGGCTTCGATCCTAACAGCTTTGGCGAGTGCCCCAGTAACCAAGCCCTTCTCTTTTGGATCAGAGAATCTAGCAGTGGAAATGCCATCACACTGGGAAAATGCGCAACCCGTTAGGTTCGCATCCCTGAAGTCTGCAAAACACAAGTTGGTGTTGAGAAACCCTGCTTGTGTTAGATCAGCACCTGAAAAGTTTACTGAGTCTGCATAACAGTTTCGAAAAACATGCCCTGTCAGGTTCATCCCAGAAAAGTTTGCAAAGTTCAAACGATCCAGCAGAAACTCTTTGCTCATTTGTTGTGGTGTGTTGCGAAAATCAACACCCTCCTTGATATCTTTCCTTGGATCGTATTTCCTTGGAAACCACTTGTACCAGTTCTCGAAAATGAATCTTGTAGAGTAAACCGTCGGATAGACAACCAAAAAGAGCAACACCTTCAAAAACAACAAAATCATGGTATGTGCAACAAGAACACAAACAATGTTTTCACTCAGAAAGTTTTTGATTTGTTGTTTGGTTGGCATAGCGGAGGCGGCTCCTTGAGCATGGTGAGGATTCTGGAGTTGGAGAACTTTTGAGTTTTACCTGTTTCTGGGAATAGTAGTGTAAACGTCTTCTTGTTTTTCTCAACCACAACACCAAACGGAATTTGTTCTTCTGGTAGGCAGGAAATAATTGCCACACTCTCAGAGCTATATTTCTCTGAAGGCTTGTGGGCAACCTTCAACAGTTTTCCAACTGCAAGATCAACTGGTTTCGGCGGGATGCTCTTTGAATCCCACGGAACATCTAGTTTGTATTGTCCTGTTGTATCATTGGGAAAGAAGGAAAACGCAGCCCCAAACAGTGATGTCCGGCTCAAATCACAATCAACAAAACAGTGTTTTTCAGAGTATCTTCGCGGGAAAGCCCCAACAAACCGAGCATTATCAAACTTGCATCTTTCGAAGTAGAAGCAACCTTCCATGCTCTTCACAAATTTGCAGCCACTAAAGTCACAATCAATGAACCTGCAATTTCCAGGCGCCATAGACAACCAAAATTCACACCCTCTGAAATCTGCTTTTCTGATAACAATTTCTCCGGTTTTGGATAACGCCATCTCCTCAAAGTTTTCAAGTGCGCGATACAAAACGTCTTGGCTGCGTGGATAAGCAAACCCAGCAGTTGGATTCTTTGGATCTTCAAACAGCTTTTTGTATCCAATGATCCAGTTGTTTAGTTTGAGTTGATGCCCTTTGTTCCCGTTGGTCTTCAACCAAAGCAAATGGGAAAGAAGGAACTTCCTGAGTTGCCGCTTCTCGCATGGAAGATGGCGAAGGGGTTTGTTGAGTGGATCAGCTTTGGGATGAAACATTGTTTTTTGTGTTTGGGGGGCCTCCCCCGGCCTCGCTGGGACTAGGTGCTTGTATCAATCAATTCAAGTTCGTCATCATGAAACCAATAACAATCGACTTCATGCTCGATGGAACCGTTAGCAACCAACACAAGAAATTCAGTTCCCCAACTATCAATGATCACTCCGAAAAAAGGAAATACGCCATCACGTTTAAATTCACAATCACACCTTACCAAATCACCAACCTTCATTTGTTTTTCAATCCATCCCAGGATACAAGCAACTCCTCAACCAAATCACAATAAAACCACCAAATCTCCAACAGTCCATCGGACTCTCTTCCTTTGACGGCAATATTCATCAACGCATCTCTGGCAACCTGTGAAATATGTTCCGCACTCATTCCAGTTGCTTTTTCGGCATCTTGAACAAATCTTTCCCAATTCGTTTCATAGAAGCCATCCAGAATTCCAAGCTCAACATCGGAAGGGGTTGTCATGTTTATCTCCTATCTTTGTCTCACAGCAAAGAAGGATTGTCAAGTCATTCCTCTGAGGGACTTGTAGAGATTTGAATACATCATTTCTGGATCATTCTCAGACAACCCAGCACGCTGACCATCCGAAATCTCAATCACAACCCAGTTTCCATCCTCCTTTTGAGCAACATCCAAGGTGAAGAAAGGAATATTGGGAGACACTCTCTCAGCAGCTTCGCTAAGGAGGCTAGAAGGAATAATAGAGGCGTCTGGTGGTGAGGATAACCCTGCGTCATCTACCGGCCAATAGAAGCCACTAGAAAGCATCCTCGAACCATAGAAGAACAGTCTAAATTCCATCGACACAGGACAAGACTTCCCATCCCAGCAACCAAGTCTTTTCAATGGAACATATTCCCGAGCAACGATTTGTTGACCATCAAATCTTGGGTTGTTGTTCATTTCGACGAGAAGGTTGATGGCTTGCTGTTTGTCAGCCGCAAACATCTTGTTCCAGCGAGACTTATCCGCTTTCGCTCCCTTCACAATAAAACCTTTGTGTTCGGGGAAGGTTGGAAAAGTCTGTGTAAGTTTTTGGTGTGAGTTCATCCAGGTCATAAGACCAACTGGACGGATCATCCGCATAGACATACGCTCGACGATCATTCAACAGCGTACCGCCCAGCCTTTTGACTTGGGTTTCAACTCTACGAGGCCAAGGCCACATCGTATGCCTTGCAATCACCAAATCCCCAGGCTGAACATCCAAAACACAATCAGAAATCACGAAGTCTGTGTGATTCCTTACTGCATCTAGTTCTCCTGGATCAATAACAGATGCTTCAAACAGCCAAAGGATTCTGCCAAGATGAGGAGTATTCATTTGTTGGTGTTCGGAATCGGAGTTCTTGTTGAAAGATCGAACAAAGCAAGGGAAAGACGACGACAAGCTTCGTGCCAAGCTGTTCGAACTTCTGGGTTTTCAGACTCAGCAAACCTCTTGGAATTCTTGTCGTAATATTGAAGGTTAGAACAGGCGTCTTGTGCTTTGCCGAGAATTTTTGCGCTAAAAACTTGTGCTGGGGTAAGAGTTTTGGGTTCTCTGTTTCCATAACCAAACCCATAAGTGGAGCACACACCATCTTCGTGTGGTCCATAAACCCTCACATCCTCACAATTCCCGCAGAGAACGCTGAGGGCAAAACCTGGACAACCATCTGAATGCCAGTTTTGATTCAACTCCTCCAGTTGATGCCAATGAGCTTGATTGCAAAAAACACATTCGACCGTTTGATCACATGCCTCATACATCCAAGGCATCACTTCAATCAACTCTGTCAAAACCTCTTCGTAATTCCCCAACACCCGCTCCAGCAACTTCCTCATCTCTTCTGGAGAAAGAGAGTCAAGACCACTGGTTCTGAGTGTTTTGGTCTGCTCAAGAGTGAGACAGTGTTTCAGTTTGTGTGTGAGGTTTGGATCAACCTCGTTTTCATTCGGTGGCATCGTCATAGACCTCGCAGTAGCACTTTCCGTTTTTCAGATCATCCCCTGAAGTGTGGGAATGACACGGAAAATTGTTGTAAAAATTGGTTTCGAAGATTTCCCTCAGAAAATCCTCACCACTAACGGGAATGAGTTTATTCGGGTGCTTTGCGTGGTACCAACGTTGCCAAACCCGAACCGTGTCCCGATAGTGTGGGTCTGGATAGTTGATAAACACCCTGGTTGGACAAGTGGGAACTTGCCTCCAGGTGAGGTTGTTGTATCCGAACTCTTTTGCCGGAGCCCATCGGCCACCACACGCCTTGCGATAGCTCTTGAATCCACTCTTGAAAGGAACCAAAAGGAAAAGGAGCCGTACCAGAAAGGAAACCAAAGTCTTGCTCTTGGGCTTGGGAGGAACCATAAGATCCTTTGCAGAAACTCGGTAGTGCTGCATGAAAGAAGTGTTGTTGGGCGTGTTCATTATCCGGCGTAGCTCCAGAGAATCCAGCAGGGCTGGGTGTTTGGCGTTGATGGTCTGAGTGTATCAGGAACCTTGCTCAAGCGCAAGAGAAAATCGTCCGTGTCTGGAAGATCGCTGGGGATGCAGATGGCTCCGTTGTCAATCTCATATCCATAACGATCCGTTGCTACTGAAATGGCAGAACCTCTTGCATAAACCACGGCGAAGTCTCCTCCACCCATCGGTTCAGCCAACTCAACGGCATAATCACTGGACTCATCAAAGAAATCGTAATCAGGTGGTGTTGGAATCTTCCAGCCAAAAACCAAATAAACTGACAGTGAGGTTGACATAGTGTTTTCTTATTCTTCTTCTGGGGATTGGTGAGGAGTTGGGTCAAGGTAGCCGAAAACATTTGGAATCCAGACAAGTTTTCCTTCCGGGGAAAGGAGGCGAATAAACTCCTGATCCTGTTCGGTGGTTTTGAAACCAACGATCAAGTAGGTGATGGTGCTTGGGGAGAACAAATCACCAATTCGGATTGGAATGTTGCGGCTCATGGATTGCTTTCTGTTTTGCTTACGATGATGTCAAATCGAACAAAATCCTCGTCCAAGATTTTCATAGTTTTCAGAGTCTTAGGATCGAGAAAAACGGTACAAGTTTTGCCGGAACTCAATTCGCTGCTGGCTGAGACAGAAAAAGCAATGACCAGAAGAACACTGCCCTCGTCAACGATGAAAGGTGTGCGAGGGGGCTGTGTTTCCCAACGCTCGGCATTTCCTAGACGGGTTACAAAAAGCCCATATTCCCACGTTCTTAGCCGAACCAAATTGTCAATTTCAAGCTTTTGTGTCGTTGACATTTTAAGAAGTGTCGGTGATCTTCTGAAAGAAACATTCACCGATGTCACAAGCGAGAATCTTCCCGGTTGTTGGGTGAAGGAAACAAAGAAGATCATCCCAGCCCGCTCCGAGAAGTGTGAGAGCTTTTCCCGGTAAGATAGATCGTTGTCCAAGAAAGACAAGGTTGTCACCAGGATAAACGTATTCACAATCATAGTCCTGGCTGTCAGCCTTCATGACGACTTCACAAAAGGAACTTGATGGTGGCATTGAAATTCCCACGAAACCGTAATAGACCGTTTCTCCATCTCTTTGCGCTGATAAACAATTGACATATTGATACAACGCTCCAACCTCCAAACGCTTCCAAACTCGGATTCCTTTATTCTTGCTCATTTGCACCAGCGAGTTCGTGAAATAAGTGTTGCCCAAGCTCACAACCAAGAACTTCCCCAGTTTTTTGGTGAAGAAAGATTAGTTTTCTATCATCACACCCCAGAAAAATCAACATATCACCGGGTAGAACAAAGCAAGACCCTCCGACACCTCTAGGGGAGAAGAAGCCAGAGGAAAGGTATCTCGCAGCACGCATTATGTTGGCATAGCGGTACAAAGCTCCAACTTCAAAAGTTTTCCAGGCTCGGAATGGTTTAGACTCGTTGTTCTTACCATCCACTTTTTTACTCACCTTCATCCCTAACTTCTTCCAGTGTAAAAAACCCGTCAAGAGTAGCAATCACCTGAGTGGTGTGGCAAAGAAGTAGAAGATTGCTCCTAAAACTGGTTTCTCGCTCTAAACCCATCATGTCGCAGTAAGTCTGCGAAAATCTCTTTTCTGCGTCTCCAACAAAAACAACCAAACTTCCACGCCAAACCTGCACTCTTTTGGAATAATCCGTAATCCAAACGCCAGGGTTTTCTGTTCGTTTCACTGGTAGTTCTGGGTGGTCAATGGCGCTAGCTGGTCCCCTACCAATCTCAACAATCCGAAACAGTTTTCCGGTTTTGTCTGTTGCTTTGGTAAGCGTGTAAGTTGCTGTGTGGCGTGACATCTAAACAGGATCACTTTCTTCTTTTACTTCTTCCAGATCAACAATTTCCAGATGGTAAATCGGCACACACAAAACCCGACCTGTCGGTTGGTGCAGACAAAAACAATAATCCGGCATTGTTTGATCCTCTTGTAACCAGAGCAGAAAATCTCCCCTGTTGCATTTGGTTAGCACTTCGATGCAAAAACCGAAGTAGAAAAACTTGCTTTTGGATTTCAGTGGAAAAGCATAGTCGGTAAGAAAACGAATTTTCGTTCTCAACAAATCTCCTGGTTTGCAACGAGTATTCAAACTCACTTTACTTCTCCTTCCAAGTTAACGATTTCCAGACATGAAGTGGACATGGACAAAATTCTGCCTGTTTGTGCGTGCAAACAAAAGCAATAATAGGATGGCGCGGTGAGATCTGCCTGCAACCAAACGAAGAAATCCCCTGTGAAGTATTTGGTCGTCTGTCTTTCGCAGCCACGGTCATAATCAAACTTTGGCCCTGGCTGGAAAGCCAACGTGCTGGTCCCCGACTCAATTGATTGCAACAACGTTCCTGGTTTGCACTCTCCGTTACGAATCACTGTCATCAACCTCCACTCAATTGATTGCAACAACGTTCCTGGTTTGCACTCTCCGTTACGAATCACTGTCATCAACCTCCACTTCCTCAAAACATGGCAACGAAATATGCACTAGGCGGCAGGAGTCCCAAGGCTCTGCAATCCTTCCGTTCACAATCATTCCTGTTTTGCAGTGAAGAATCAAAGCACATGAATTCATTTTTGGTGTTTGTAAAGCAATGCCAAAGTCTCCTGGAAGGATTTGAACGCCTCGATCATGGATTTTGCAGTTAACAACCCCGTTGTTCTCGAAGGAATAGACAAGGATAGCTTTTATTCCATCTCGGGCTTTTAGGAGTGCTCCGACTTTTGCTGTTGTCACTCTCTGTGAATCCTTCCACAGTTTTCACAACGCCAAACCTTTCCACCAACAGGCTGCCCAGAAGATTGAATCAGAACCCAAGAGTGATTGCATGGTGCTGGCTTGATCCCAAAACACCATTCATGAAGTTTTCCTGGAAAAGATGGGTTCATTGGGAATGTGTCTCCCCACGAGGAAAATAAACCTTGTTTGCTTGCACCTGAACAATATCCCAATCCCCAGGCTTGTCATCAGTTGTCACCAAAGCGGTCAGACGACCACCAAAACAGCAGCCCGTGTCAATTGCATAACACCGAGCACCAACTTCATTCTCCCAGACAATCACTTCCTCCAGGCTCAAAACCTGATGTCCGAAAATGATGTCATGGTTGCCTTGGTACTTCTCAGCCCAAAACACAGAGCCTTCCGGCTGAATGAATCCAGGCATCTTCATTGCCATCATCTTGTTTGTCTTTTCACAAACATATCGGCACATGGTCAGAGCCTCGGGAGTCTGCCTGTCCATCGGGATGCCAGGAACAACCCCGGCGTGGACCACAAAGGCATTATGCGTGGCAAGCTCGATGTAAAACGGGCAGGAGTCCATCCAGGAAATCTCGGCCCCGGATAATGCCTTTACGGTCGATTCCTGGTCGGGGGAATATTTCATCGGGTTCCGATAACCGGGACGAGTTGCAACACGGTGCATGTGGTCAGCACGACGCAACAGCTTCGTGTCGTGATTTCCCTTCACAAACTCAATGTTGTTCTCCCGCATGAAACGAACAACGCCGGGAGAATCAGGTCCACGATCCACGGCATCTCCAGCAACAATTGCCCGATCCACTCCCTTGTCAAAACCAACCTTGTCCAGGAGCATCTTGAGTTCATCAAGGCATCCGTGGACATCGCCAATCACAATCGTCTTCTTCTGCTTCGAGTTCATGGTGAGCAGTCTAACACATCCTCCAGCCCAAGGTCAAGAAGATTTTTTCCGTGGATGATCCCTTTGGTCTGGGTGCTGGGGCTAAAAGCCTTGGATTTAAGGAGGTTGGGTTGCAGGTTGTGGAGGATAACCAGAAGAGGGATCCAAGAAGGGAACTCTAAGAAAGAAGGGAGTTCATCCGGGGAGAAGGAGTGTGTTGAAAGGATTTTTGAGTATTGGTAAAGAGGGTAAGTAATCTACCAGCTACGGTCTTGAGCAAGAACAATTGGGGTTGTTTCCTCTGCCATCACCAATGCAGTCATCCCTTAAAGAACCAAGTCCCCCCAACCTTTTTATGCAACATATTCCCAGTAGAACAGGCTCAAGTCATGTTCAATTCCTTCGGGTGAGTAAACCCGCATGTGTTTTCCGTATTGTTGAAACCAATCAAATGTGTTTCGATAATCAGCTCTTATGATTTTGCCATCACTTCTCAAAAGAACGAGTAGGTTGTTAACGGAATTGCTGCTAACGATCAAAAAGGATCCGGTTATTTGACCCTGAGCGTCTACAATCAAGGTTCCAGGCACGAAAAAACGAATGAAAGAATCAAGTTTTGTCATTGCTCTTCCTTTTCTGGGTAAACGATTTTAACACTGGGCCAGTTTTCTCTGAGCCAAGCTTCAACCGTGGAAGCTCTAACCAAGTGAGTTTCTCCAGATAGCCACAGCGTCTTGGCGATGTAAGGTTCGTTAGGATTGTCAGCCTTGTTCCAACACAAAATCACAAAAGAGAACTTTCCGTCTTTGTGATGAAACAGTGTTCCGGCTGGGAATTTGTCTTTTGTGGCTTGGCTCATGGTTGAGAAGGTTTGGGTGGAAGTAAGACCAAAGTGTTGTCTTGTAACGAACAATGATGAATGGTTGTGTAGTGATGACTCGTAACGAATCCATCGGCATTCATGATTTCTACTTCAGGGAATTGTGTCCAAGAAAGGATTAGAAAAGAAGCCATTGAACGCACAAACAATGTCCCTGGAGGAAATTGTTCTTGAATGGTCTGGGGATTCATGTTGTGGTTGTTTGTTGGTGAGACGAAAAGATTTCAAATTGAATTGGAAACCCGCCACGGATGTCTGAATTGGGGCAAAGCGATTTTAAGGACATGCTAGATCTTTTGAATTCGATTTCACCATTTCCCCACAACACTGCCACATATTGAAGACATTCACTCCAAGAAAGAATCAACATGGAAATTCCTGGAGTAGCAAACACCACCAAGGTTCCAGGTGGGAATTGTTTTTGAAGGGGTTCTAATGCTGTCACGGTTCCTCGATTGGTGGGCTCATGATGTTCTTATGGAAGAAGAATGGTTACATTACGTTGCGCAGCGTATGCCTTGATTGTTAGTTCTCCGCGGCTTAGGATTTCACCATCCTCGAACAACACGGTTGCCCGCTTCCCATCGCTCCTCCAGGCAAGAATCAAAACTGACCAGCAATCAGAAGACAACAATGTCCCAACAGGAAACTGATCCTTTGTCATAATCACTCCTCTGAGGTTGATGGCGGAAGAACAATTTGAGTGTTTGGCCACAAAGAACCTTTGTGGATTATCTCGAAACTAAAAGTCATAATTCGACCACGACCTTCCAACACCTCAGCCTGTTCCGTCTCATCGCACCAAGAAACAATCAATTCCACTGCATAGAACTTGTTCTTATGCGTGGAGTGATACAAGATCATGGTTCCAACTGGGAACCGAGCTTTCACGTCTTGAAAATTCATTTGGTGCTTCTAGTCTTCTGTGTCGGGGTTGGGTGGGATGATAGTAACATACTTGCATTCTGCTGGCCAGAAGAAAATACTCTGAACCACGCCACTCGGCCAAAGAACATCATAAGCCGAAGCAGGAGGATACTGACATGATTTTTGTTTGAGCACGACGGCAACGTATTCCCCCATGTATCCAAAAAACACGAGAGACCCAGGTGCAATGTTTTTGAGATCTTCTGGTGTTGTCACTTTGAGTTTTCCTCATCATGATCTGGGGAATAGATTAAAAAGTCGTAAACCCTGCCCTTGAAACTTTGCAAAAAATACTTGGCCTTTATCCCAGACTTTGCACTTAAACCAATGAAGCCAGTTGTGCCATCACAATAACTCATATCCCTCTGTTCGGTTTTTACGTTATCCAGAACAAGACAGATGATTTCCTTTGTGGTTGATAGAACAATCAACGCTCCAGGAACGATATCTTTGGGATTCTGAGAGATGGTCATGGCTCGTTCCCAGTTGGAAGTAGGATGTAATAGTTGTCCCAAACAATCTCATCGTAATATCTTTTCTGGGCTCCCTCGGCGCAGAACTTGTGTTTTTCTCCCGTTTCACCGTGTAACCCTGTGAAATACACACTCCAATGAATCTCATCGCTCAAAAAAGCCCAATCCCGCCGATCTTCCTTGGAACAAATCCAATGCACATCCCCCAAAACCAAAAGGTTCACACAAGTTGATGGATCACGACTGACAAAAAGTGTTCCGGGAACAATCTGCCTCGGGTGAATACCATAAAAAGAATTCTCATACTCCGCATCTGTCACAAGAAAGCTTCCTTTCTGACGTAACAGATACCACTTGGTCCAAGAATCTTCACAAAGTTTCGACCAAACGGATCTCGTTCGCCAGTTTCAAGAAACACAACAGGTTTGCCGGATGGAAGTTTTTCATTGGTTTGGAACCAATGCCTTTTCACAATTCTATACTTACACGCTTCATCAGGACGACACTCAACTTCCCAGATTGCTGCTCCCATTGCATTCTTCACAAAGATCAGGTTGCCAACCTCAAACACATTCTTTGGAGGGCGCCAATAAGGCGTATACGGTCAAGGCTGTTGTAGCTCGTAGTTGTAAACCCAACCCGTGCAGCCATATGGACCCGGAACTTCAACCCAAACCGCATCTTTCCAACCGTCGTTTGTTCCGCGGTAGACAACCTTGGTCCCAGCAGGATAGAACGTGGGATTTTTGGAGTCATCTGGATCAGCGTTGAAAACAATTCGGACTTCTGGGGTGTGTCGCATTGTGGAAGTGTGGAACGGCTGGAGTTGATAAGTCTCCCCAGGAACGAGGTTGATTGGTGGAGGAGGAAAATTGGGCCTGCTGATGTTCTGAGTCATGGTGGTGCTTCGTTGCCTTTCTGAATCAATGTGAGTTCATGTGCTTCAAACGGTTTCAATTCCCCGGACAGGAAAAGACAGACAAACAGTTCGCGTTTGTCATCAAGGAAGTAAGAGTCAACAATAACAGCACTCAAAGAACTTGACACGCTAGCAGCAGCATTAGAAAACCCGTAAAACCAAAACAAACCATTGTTTGAACGTGGCAAAGTAGTTCTGTTTTGTGTTGGCGATGCCGAAACGTGGCGACGTACTTTGTAAGATGTGCGCCGTGCTACAACCAAGTCACCAATCTCAAAAAATTCCCCCGCGTTTTTCTTTGTTTTCAAAGACATTCCTTCGGATTTCCTTCTGCGATGACTTCATAGAGTTTGTTGGCTCTCGGAGAAAAAACACAACAACCTTGCTCAACAACCAACAAGACGCACCAAAAAGTATCTGTGCCTGGGTTTAACCCAACATCCATGCAAATAAATTTGTTCTCCGAGCTTAGGTTTACAAGGTTGATTCGTCCATACTCTGGGCCGTAATTCGTCGGAAACAAAACATATCGCCACCTTCCTTCTGTTACCCCAACAACAGAAAAATCGTTATTCTGATTATTGGTCACTTCAAATAAACCTCTTGTTTTGCTCCGCCCACTCTTGGGCTCTCTAATTCTTTCGACAAAACCAATCAAATCCCCAAGTTTCATGGAAAACACCTATTCCACTGCTTTTTTGCTTCTTCCGCTTTAAGACAGTTGATCCAGTCCTCTGCTTTTTCAACGGCAAAAACAACCAATCCGCCAAAAACAATAAGGAAAAGAAAAGCAATCTGTCGAAACAACTCACCAGGCGGGGAAGGGAGAATGGGAATGGAGGCGAGGATTGCAAACGCGGTTAGGAAATGACAAACAAACCCGGCAAAACCAAGCCCGTTCCAGAACTTGAACCAATCATACTTGAGAGGAATTGGCGGTGCCTTGGGAGGTTGCCAGGGGAAACGATAAGGATGCGTGTTGTTGCTCATACCCAAACCATACCACAGACCAATGACGCTTGGCAACAACAAAATACGACAGGCCACAAATCGCTCCAGGAGGCTTTTCCTGGCAGGAGAATATCTCGGATGGATTTGGGGGTCGTTGAAAAGATTTGGTGGCACTGCTGAGGCTTGTGGGGCGACTGAGAGGGTGTTGGAATGTCAGAGGAAGGTTGAGTTGGGATCACGGAAGGAGAACCCAGGAACTCTTTTCTCAAACTGGATGCAAACGCGGCTGCTGCGATCATCTGGATCAACAACAGAGAAGAAAAGATGTGTGCGATTGTCGTATTCTTCATCAAACACTTCAAACAAGAACTTGATCAAACAGATGTGTTTACCATCTTCTAGTTCAATCAAGAGTCCAGGGAAGAAATCATCTTTCGTGAAGAAAGTGATATGGGTTAGTGAGTCTTTGAGAGAAAGGAAATTGGGTTTGGTCATGTCTCGCTTGGTTTTTCTGCCACTGCTAAAAGTTCGAGGAAAGCGGAATCAATGGTTTTTGCCTCACCTGCAAGATTGCAAATTTTCAAACTTTGGTACGGTTTTGCTCCTGGATAGCAGACTGTGTTTGACACGATCTCAACAACAATTCCTTTTTTGAGGTCACTTTTATCAGTGACCATTCTGATCCTTACCAAATCACCGACACAGAATTTTCTGGATGTTGTGTTATTCATCGGATGTGTCAGTTTCAACGAGGGTCAATCTGGATTCAAACAACCAGATTTGTTGTCCTGTGGTTGAGTCAAGAAGGCAGACGAATCCTGCCTTTTCCTCACCGCCACCAAGGTTCTTCATGTACCGAACCTGGAGAACAATACCAGCGCCTTTGTACGAATATTCATCGTCACCAACCCCACGAACCAAATCGCCGGGTTTGAACTTTGTTTCAGATTTCATGCTTCCTCGGATTCTTTCGTCAATTCCCAGTTTTTATGGAACAGTCTGCCATCATAGAAGTCTGAGTCACTAAACCGTGTGAAGATTTTTCCGTGTTCTGGATGTAACCACCAAAACTTGCACCCAATCCTGTCAACGCTGACAAGAACGCACAACTCTCCCGGAACAATCATCACCGATCTGCTTAGTTTGGTGTTTCGCCCGCCAAAAGCAACTCCAACACGAAATTCTTGCCCTTCACGCTCGTAACGAACATGATTCAGACAGCGGAACAATCTACCAACCTTGTAAACTGAATTCTTGATCATGTTTGGTTCCCTTCCTTCTCTCCCCTGGAAATCCTCTTAAACCATGTTTCTGTGCCTTTGCAGGTTTCACTGGCGAAATACAACGAAATCTTAACTTTTCCGAGTTCTGGGCTCAAGAGCGTCGCCTGAGCGGTTTTGATTTCACGTTCGTCGTTTAAGATGGAAGAAAGAACAACAACCCGATTCCCCTTCTTGAGTTTGGTTATGGTTGTGTGATCGCAGTAGAGTTCGGAAACAAGTTCATACAACTCACCAGGAACAAGATCAAAAATCATGGATTCTTCTCCTCGTCTACAACAACAAGGATGAGTGAAAGCGGTTCCTTGTGTGGTTGAAAAAGAATCACTTGCCCGTGTTTGGGAGAAAGGAATGTGTATTCGTCGTACAACCCATAACCCTCTTCGACAACTCTTTGGCCCATGAAAACAAGCAACTCGTCTGCCTCCAACCGACATTGTTTTCCTCCCCCGTGCGTGTAGGCGAGGTTGTAGTAGTCGGGATCCAAACGATAAAGCTGGCCTGGAATGGGAGTTGGTTCACTCATCATTTACTTCTTCAAACGGGTGTAGTCCCAGTGAAAAGTCATCTGGTTTTCTAATCATGAAGGTACACTCCACAGTCTCATCAAACTTTGGGCTTAGAAAAACAACTGTCAGAACTGGATGGTCGTAATTCTCAGACAGGAACACAAGACACTCGCCCTCGTTCAATTTAACTTCCTTCCCACTGTGAGTTAGGTTCCAATCCAACGCCCATCCTAATTTGTAAAGCCTCCCCAAAACCAAGTTGCTCATCTTAACCTACAACTTTTATTGCGGTTCATTTGCCTGTAACAACTTTCGTCAGGGTAAAAATAGCCTGACTTACCCTGGTGCAAAAATACCACACCCCAACGACTGGATCCAGCAGAGTCAACTCTACCATCCCATTGTCCAACATGTCAATCCCCGTCACCACAAAGTTTTTGGAAAATGCAACACGACTGACACCAACTTTCTCCAGGTAAGCCTCAAAGGGATCAAGGCGACGACAAGAATTTCTCGTTACCCAACAACGATCAACAACCTTCTCCCACCCACACAAATCTCCAGGGCTTAGAACATCGACTTGATTGTCACTGTTCATCAGTTGAATTTGCAACCGTTCCACCTTGTTCATCATCATCCAGGATCCTTTCAAAGAATCTTTCCCAAAAGTCTGGGATCAGTGTCATGAAAACCAAGCCGCCTTGATCTGCCGAAACAAAAGACAGAGCCTTGAATTCAAGGTTCCAAGACACACATGACTTGAAGCCAACAAAAACAAGAATGTCACCTGCTTTGGCAATTTTTCCTAAAAATTGCTCATCTGTGGCATCGTCCCAATCAATGCCATCACCAACCCAGTAAAAATCTTCGTTGAGGCGATACAAACCTCCTGGAACGAAGTAGTCAGTCGTCATCGTCACAACTCATCGGAACGAAACTTGCTGAAAAAACTGATTCCAACCCTTCTTTGTTAAAGTACAAGGAGGTGAGTGAAGTTTTTCCGTGGATTGGATCAAGAAAGTAAATTCGGTAAAACATGGGGTGTTTGTTATCGGAATCCAAATCGACACCAAGTCCCATAAAAACAACATTGCCACCTGTAACGGATTCGTAACAATCCATCCTGCGTGATTCGTCAAATTCCCAACCATAATACACAGACACTTTCTGGGTGCAAACAAGTAACGTTCCGATCTCTGGGAATGTGTTGGCGTTCATTGGTCGGGTTCGTCGCTTTCTGTGTTTATTCGCTCGAAAGTGTCCAGGAAGGTTTTGATGGATTCAAGCCGATAGACGTAATGTGCGTGCCAGCACAAAATTCCCAGCCTCGGGTGAAGAACTTCAATGTAATGACGATTGGAATAACCGTCAGACGTGTAGCCCTGTCCCAAGTACACTAACACATCCTTGTCAAATTCAGAAGAGAAAAAGTTGAACGGCTGTTTGGTTTTCCAGATCGTGCGGTGTGTCCCAACATCAAAAAAGAAAGTGAAATCAGGATCCACTTCAAGAAATTCACCATGATCTTTCTGGGAGTTTTGTTCTGTTTTCGGTGTGAGTCGAAGAAGAGTTCCAACTGGAAAGATCGGAAAGTCTGGTGTGTTATACTTCATCAACAACCACTCTTTCAAAGTGTTTTTGAATCCTTTCAGCGGCAGAGTCCTCGTGATATTCACCAAAGGCCACAATCGCTTTGCCGAAAACTGGATGAAGAACCCTGAAAACGACATAATAATCGTCTTGATCCACCTCTTTAGTCGCAGAAAGCATGAGAATGAATTTCTCTGACTCCCCAATATTGACTCGTTTGAAACGGTCGGATGAAAAATCCCACGGATCTGGTGAACAAACGAGGAGCCTCATTCCTCTTTTTGCCGCAAGAAGAGTCCCGGCACCCCAAGATTCGTATTCATTCACTTCGGTCAAGTTGTTATCTGTCATGATTACTCTTCCCCTGCTGATGTTGCAACTCTGAGATGTTTTGTGACACTTGCGTTGTAAGCAAAAGAAATCAACATCTTTCCACGAACCGGGTGAACGCACAGCAATTCTTTATCTTGTTTCACCTCGCACAAGAGAACCAAATCTCCTGGAGACAAAGAGATCCACTCAGATCCGGCACTGTAAGTGAAATCCCAGGGGTCAGAATGGTTGATTGTTGCAGCGGTATGAATTAAAACCTCAAGCAAGTCTCTGGGTTTGAATTGAATGTTGTCACTTGTCATCTTCATCAACACCCACAATTTCCAAGTTTTTCTTAATCTCCTCGACTGAAAAATTCAAACAGATTTTTCCATGAGCCGGGTGAAGTGCCGCCAAAGTTGTCAAACCAAACAAATTTTCGAAAGGAGGTTTGCACAACATAACAAGATCGCCAAAAAAGACATGGAATTCTTTTGTTTGATCATCCGACTCATCAATCGGCTCCCAGGGATCTGGTGAATATTGATATCCTATGAGACCTTTTCTGTTGGTCACTCTCAACATTGTTCCTGGTTGTAGGGATGTTTTTTGATCATCATTCATCGTTTTTCACCATTCACATCCGTTACTGAACCGATTTGAGGAACAGTGCCACCTCTTTTGGATGAAACCTAAGAAGGATTTTTCCATGAGTCGGGTGGATAAGGTGAAACCTGATCAGAGAATCACCAAAACCCGCAGGAGATTCACACTTGTAAACAACAACCATTTCACCAAGATTCAACTGCTCCCTAACCAAGGATTGTTCACAACTAAACCAACCACAATCCCTCAAGACTTCCAACAAGGTTCCGGGTTGATGTTGGGCCAAAATTGATTCGAAATCACTCATCTGTGTTTACCTCGACAATATCAAACGTTTGGGCAAGCCAAGTGGGAAACAAAGTGGAACTAATTGGAATTCGTACCATTCCAATTTCTGGATGGATTGTGATTAGAAGTGTGTATGGATGATCTCCTTGATAGAAGGTTTTAATCGAGACAAAGCAAACAAAGCCATCGTTTAGCCGGGCAATGGGGCTAATGATTTTCAGCAGAGTTCCCGCTTTGAGGGGTTGTCCCTTGAACAAGTACGAACCTTCCGCCGCCAACTTCTTCATCATATTCTTCGTCGTATCCAAAAGAAACCTCCTCACCGTTCGGCATGAGAACAATCAAGTAAGAAAAATCGCCACCGCTTTTTCTTCTGGAAGAGGCAATGCCAACCACGAGAACAGGGACTCCAGCGTCCAAGCACCTGATGCAGTTATCACATTGCATGAACTTCTCACAAGTGCAAACTGCATCACAACACCCATAAATGAAGTTCTCCACAAACCCGAAATTCTCTTCGTCTCTCAGGTCTGGGAGATACTGAACCAAGTCGCCAACCTGGATCTTGTGTTGTTGCCGTTCACTCATTGTTGTCTTTTTCCAAAGCTGTGGAAACAAGCCGAATGCCTCGTGAGCTAATTGGAACATTCAACACCCCATGAACCGGATGAAGAATATCAACACGACCCTCCCAAGGATTATCTAAAAAGATCCAATAATCCGATGCGTTGAAATAAACACTCTTCCCAGAACTATCCTCAGCAACAACATTCCACGCTGCGTAGTCACGATCATAACCGGTAAAACAAGCCAGATCCCCACGATTCAACTTTCTGCCGTTGCAATCGTGGCACAGCTCCCCAGCCAACCTATTCATTGTTGCCACCCACTTTCTCTTGACTGAGCTTTGCGGGACAAACTAAAACAATTCGACTGCTTTCAATTGGCACTGTTAGTTTTCCGAGGTTGGGATGAAGGACGACAATATCCTCCTCGGAATGGTCGGTGTCGAAATTGTTAACTTTCACAGAAAGAAGGATCCAGAAATCGGTGGATCGGAAGTCTGGATAAGAAAAAGTATTCTTTGCCTCCTCTTTAATTGCGCAAACAGTCCAGCTTTCGTTTATTTCGGAAATGGAGGAGAAGTGACACAAATCTCCTTTTCTCCACAATCTACCACCCCTGGTTCGAAAGACGTGATCATCCATCAACTTTCTCCAGAGAAGTCAAACGGAACGTCTTGATGGCCTGCTCTCCGAGAGTGTTGTCAAACATCAGCACCTTGGCGTACCAAGGACCACGAGCAAGACCTCCAGCACAAGTGCTGCGAAAAGTCTCAATGACCTCGCCCTCTTCACCCTTCTCAGCGTAAAGAATATGGGTTGGAACCTGAACAGGAACAACAATACCAGGAAGAGTTTCCTTGGTTGCTTCCTCCCAGGAAGCAACCCGATGAATGTCCTTGTTGACTCGAACCTTGTTACCCTTGACGATGTTTTTCACAACATACACCTTACCATAACCACAAAACCCTGTCAACACCCTTCCGGTCAAAACCCAAATCGCTCCAGGAAGCCCAGCAGTGCCCGAGGATTATTGGAATGGGTGAGAGGGTGTCGGAATGGTTCGGTGGCACAGATAAGGCTTCTGGGTGCCTTTACGTTGATTTGGGTGGGATGAGACCAAAGTCTCGGAAGATGTCAAATGCAATGCCAGGGACTGATGGACCAACACCTTGGAAACCTGGAGTCATACTACTTCTGTCTGGATTGATATACCATTCCCAATGATCTGGATTGTCTGGGGAAGTCCAAATTTCAAGATAGATTTTTGGGGTGATAATTCGAATCACGGGGCCAACGCCCCAGCCATCATATTTTGCGAATTCACAATTCGGATCAAGAATGTTGAAGATCTCAACAGTTTTGTGGAATCTGGGGGTTGTGGTGTAACCAACGGGCATATCAACAATTCTTTTCTGTGAGTTCTTCAACCCAGATGGGCTGCGATGGATGGACGTTGTGTTTGTGGTATTCAATCGTTCCGAGTATTCCATCTTCGGTGATGAAATTCGGCCAGTTGCACGTTCCGTGAGCTTCTTCCAAATCAAACTTGGGAACCACGAAAGTGATGATTGAGCCCACACGAAGAAGTTTGATGTCCAAAAACTCAGTGTTGTTTACGGCGGCGTAGGGAAGATAAAGGCTATCCATCCCCCCGTTGCTGGAACCACGGATTACTCTGCACAGCATTGATCGTTTGTATCTCCTCTCTGAATGATCTTGATTTCTTCTTCCATACAGAGGATGGCTCCCGAAGTGCCATCCGAAGTTAGAATTGGAAAGAAGTAATAATGCAAAGGCTTCCTGCTTTCTTCCAAATCAAAGAATGCAACGAATGGTTGATCTTCTTTCAGTTCGCCAACAAAAACTCTGGGTGGCTCTAGCGAGTAAATGAATTTGATTGAGTCGCTATAACGACAAAGCAAACAAAGATGAGCAACGAACTTCATTGTCTGGAGAAGCTTTCCAAAATGGTTTGGTCGATCTCATAGAGGAATTTCACGTTCACGAAGCCAACAAACCCAAGCGGGGAAACAACTTGCAAGAGATACTGATTTATGTTTGTGAGAAAGATGATCTCGCCCAAAGAAACAACAAGAGAACCATTGGGTATTTTGTTGTTGTTGTTGAAATTCCTATGGTAGCATAAAATTTCCGGGTAGCGGTCTTCTGACAAGTCTTTTCGTAGATTCCCAAAGTCGTCTGTTGGACTGAATGTGGACGCAAGTAACAGTTGTCCTTGTGTTCTGGAGCGAAGAGTTCTTTTCTCGACCTTGCTGTATGAAAACCTTCTGATGCCGGGAAGCTGTCTTGTCCTTGTCCTTGTCCTTGATCGGGTTACAGTCATCGTTTCACTCTTCTGTTCTCGTTAAAGGCACCAGTTTGGCAGATATTTTTGATTTGGGGTTGCAGTGGATCCAACCAACCAAGCCGTCTGGAACCAGCAGTCGTGCAAAAAATTCTCCTGTTTTTCTGTGTTGGAAATCGAACATATACACATATTCTATCAAAACAACGTTGCAAGAAAAGGGTGGATAGTATTCTGCCAGAGAAGGACCGAATCTGCTGGTATGTGTTCCCTCATTTCCACGTTGGAGGTAGGGGAACAGGATAGTACCATGATACATGGGGGTAAACAGAAACAACCCACCAATGTCATCATCACTCAAAGTTATCATTACAAAATCTCCTTACCCACTTTGGCTTCAGCAATCATTGACATTTGATTTCTCGTCTTCTGTTCCTCCGACAATGGTAAGTGAGTCAAGATAGACTTCCTGAGTTTCAAAAACCCCTTCGGCTGTCAAAACCTTCAAACCACAGCCAATGGTCACTGAGTTGTGCCCTTCTATCCAAATGCCTGTGTCGTTTGTGTCGAGAATGAGAAAGGCGGTATTGCGAGGAATCCGGTCGTAAGTGTCACTCACCACCTCCAGCCGAATGACATTAAAAGATTTCACCAGCTTCCCTGTGAACTTTTCAAATGGATTCTTGTCGCTCATTCTTTCTGAATCAGAATTTTTTTTGTTCATGCTGCCTCTGGCTCGTTGGCGTTGGATTCCTCGTTTGTGGAAACAATGGAGAGATTGTCTGGATACACCGCGTCAATAAACCCGGCACCGAATTTCGGATGTAGAATTAAAATTTGGGACACATCACCATCACCAGCATATCTGGCGTCTTTCAAAGAAAGAACAACAAACAGATCGCCTGGATCCACCCCGCCGCAAATAAAGAAGGTTCTGGTGTCGCCTCGTGCATTCCACATATTTCTCCCTACGCCATCTTTCCAGATCACCAACTTTCCAACAAACGGCTGAAAAGGTTCAAGGAACTCCTTGTCGGTGCTGTTATTCGTTTTGGTCATCGCTTGGCCTTGCAAGGAGTTCAAAGTTGGTGTGGAAGAAGCAGTCACTCGTCCTGATCCAGCCGACTGTACCATTCATCGTCATCACTCGCAACAACAAAACGTCATACTTGGATCGCTGGGGGATAACTCCGCCCAGACGAGCGTGTTGCCAATCAAGCAACATGAACTTCTCACCCTTCCTCAAATTTTCAAGATGCTGAGAATTCTCCCAGGTTGTTTCGTCCGTTTGGATTAAACCGCGGCTGATCGTATGCGGTTTGCAGCAATTTTCATACAGTCCACGAACAATCCACATTTTCCTTATTCCTCTGTGACTACTTCCCCGAAATGGTGATACTCCCACCAAACATCCATCCAACCAGTTGTTCCATCAGCCAGCAAAACCAACTCAACCCCTTCCGGGCTCTTGCCGAGATAAACAAATTTGTCCAGCAAACCAATCTCCCCAACAAGACTTTCTTCGTGATCCTTGTCTGGATGGTCTGGATATTCGTAAACCTCGCAGGAATACTCGGAGTGGGTTGTGAGGTAATAGAGTCTGCCTGGGATTAGTGGATCAGAGAACGCCATTTGAACCGGCTGGGCTTAGGAGAGTTATGTTTAGGACTTTAAACCAACCGGAACTAATCGTGCCAGCACCCTCGAAGGTTAAGACTTTAATGTACCTGAAACCTTTCGGGAGGTCTTTGGTGTCTACACTTTCCAAAAGAATGAATGTGACAGGCAAATCCAGCACGATGGTTTCTTCTATCCCGCCATGATCCACCCACAAATTAAGAGACGCTTGGTCGTTCAACGACTTTATCAACAGCAAGTCCCCTTTTTGATAGATCATCTAATCATTCCTCCTGGTTTCTCTAAGAGATGGGCGCCAAAGTTCTTTGACAAAAGTGCAAAAAAGCAAATCCTTCTCTTCCGTCTCCTGTCAAGACTCTAACACTTGTCTGGGAATCGGTCCAGGAGAAAGTATCTTTCTCGTCGGTCAACTCAACGATGTTTGCCGCCATCATGTTTTCTCTGGCTTTGTGTCAACAGATACTGCGGACATCCAGGCGATCTTTCCACAAGGAGTGATAACTTTGACCCAAGCATGATTGAATTTGGGATTTATGGGAATGTAATCAAGAATGTGGACGCAATCATTCTCTTCTAGCAAGATTCGTTCAACCACATCTTTTGGGTAAACTAATCCGTTTCGCGGTTCGTCGGTGCGAAGAATGTAAGCAGTTTTTAGCCGAAAATCGTAGGATGAAACGACTCGATACAGTTTTCCAACTTCTGGTGAAGGGCATTGCCTCAAATACTCGGCTTCCATCTCTGCAATCTTTTCAGCAATCGGATCTCTATTGTCTTTCATGTTTCCTCATCCTCTTCTGTGATTTCTTCCAACCAAGCCGGGTCGCAACAATCAATCCAACCAACAACACCTTCTGGAACCGTCAAGACTTTCAACATGAAAGCGTCTGGAAAGTTTGATTTGAAAAGTGTTGTTTCGTGCAATTCTGCTACTTCCAACACAATAAAAGAAGCACAGTGCAGCAAGTTTTTTCCCCTGGAAACAACATGGTTTACCGGGCTGTCGCCTAACGCCACCGACAATTTGTTGTCTTTCACAGCAAAGGTGTAGAGTTTCTTTCCTCTGACCAGTTTTCCAACCAAAGGGTGTTGGATTACCTCTTCCTGTTTGTTACTACTCGTCATTGGCACTCACCATAACTTCCTTGAGGGTTTTGGTGTTGATGTTCATATTGATCAGCATGGCCGAACAAACTTCACCCGCAATGATGATTTCCAAATCGTAGCACAAGACCACAACACGCTTGTTTTTCGATTTTCGAAGTTGCACTTCGCGCCTTGGGATCACACGCAAAACAACAAAGAGTTGATCCGAGTTCAGAACGCCCGGTGTGTAACCACTTCCTGAACCTTTGTAGCCAAAATACATGTTCAAAGGCCGTGTGCAACGCATCAACTTACCAACGAGGTCTTCCATTTTAGCAGGAGGTCTTGGGTTCTTCGTCTTTTTCGGCATTGTCCCAATCCCCTAACAGCTCAGTTTCCACAACACGGATCAGATCCAAACGGAAGAAATAGAACCTAACTCTCCCGCTTGAATCAACATACTCCCAGCACTCTTCATTCGGGAATGAAAAACGCTTTTCACGCTCAACCAAACGTCGGACCAATAGAAAGCGATAGTGGGGGTTGATGTGGGGTTCATACCGAACAAGCATCCCAGGACGCAATTTCTCTGTTACCACTTTTACTCTCCCTTCAAGGTGTCTGGTGTGAGGATGATTTCAAATAACGACACATCAAACAGATGCTGTTCGATATCCACATATCCAGCAGTGACATACTGCCATCTTTCAACACTATCACGACCAATTCGGGTATGGCGTGGCAGTTGCTGAATTAACAAGAGAGGAGTAACCTCGCCCGCATAACGAACAAGCATTCCAGGTTGCAGCTTCTCTGTTGTCATTCGGATTCCTCCTTGAGTTCACACCAATCATCCAGCCAATAATCATTGAACCAACCTGTCCTACCATCTTCCAACAAAACATGGAAAAGTAAGCAATTTTGTTCTTCCTTGAAGTTCGTATATTCAAAACCGACAACCAAGAAATTGCACGGCTTGATAACCAAGAAACGATTAATTGGCTTTGTTGTGTAAAACTCAACTCGGACGTTCTTGAATCGCGGGTCGTGTTTCCAAGAAAAACAAAACAGCTTGCCCACCAAATTTTCAGGCGTATTTTTACGCACAAATGTTTCCTGTGGGGCGGATATGCTGGAGGATGGTCTGCTTCACAGCCTCTTCACCCTTCTTCCTCAGAGGAAAAACAAGACTCCAAGGAATTTCCTTGCGGCTGGGATCAGTCTTCAATGCCAAACCCAATTCCTTGTCGGAGAGATGCTCAACAGACTTGGCAACAGCAAGAACAGCCTGGAAAATCTCATCGCGCTTCTGCATGAAAAAAGAGAGCATGTTGTCGATGTCACCCCAAAACTCTTCAGGCATCGAAGCCTTGTAAGAATCCATGTCATGACCGAGAACCAAAAGGTTCCAGATCGACAAAGGAGTGATGTTGGAAATCAAGCGGTGAAGAACACAATATTCCTCACCCTTCATCTTCACACGATCACCAGTCTCACGAAAACGAATAACAAACCCCTCCTCAGTCCCAGGAAGAACCTTCAACACCTCCATGATCTGCTCGAAAGTGGTGTAGTTGTAACGCTCTGCAATCTGCATTCCAACCTTTCCACACAACTCACCAAGCGAGTCATAAGAAAGCTCGTGACCAGTGACACGGTTGTAAGCTCCCAGCATCACAAGACCTTCAAAGTCATACGAAATGACAATGCGGTTTGCCTCATAAATGACTTCACAAAGATAAGTCACATCCTTATCAAGAGCAGCAAGGATTTTTGAGTGGCTGTTAATCCAACCCGTTGCCCAGACAGCCTGATCACTGTTCAAAGAGCCACGAGTTGCAACACGCCAAGAACCATCGTAGTGATAGACCACGCCGAGGCTTCCATCCAGCTTCTTGAAAACTTCAAAGCCGGAATCATCAAATCGAACAGACTTCGCACCTTCCTGTTCCGTTGCGTTGAAGAACTTCGGAAAAGGAAGAGCAACAATGCGGCCAGAAGTGCGGTTGACAGCCGACTCATGCTCCAGGATCAAGCCTCGTGCCATGACAGTCCACTGGTTCCAGGTTCGAGAGAACTGACAACCCTTGGAGTAGTTGTAAATCGAAAGAACCTTGCCGTTCGCCTGGATGGAATCCGAGCGAAGGATAGAACCTTCCTGAACCCAAGGCTCAAGGCCCTGGACCAAATCCTGGAAGGAAAGAGAAAGTGCGGGATGGATCGGAGTGGTAAACATGACCAGACCTTAGCATGGTTCTGAAGTCTGGTCAAGGATTATGGTGGGGTTTCTTCCTCGTCCCCATCTGTAACTTGAATGACCAGGAAATCTTCGAGATGCAGAGAGCGTTTCGTAGTTGCGATGTTTCCAGGAACATTCGCCCTACAAAACCAAAGATCAAAAGGAACTCGTGAGACTCCCAACCAGCACAGATTTTGTTTCATGACAACAAAATAATCTCCCACTCGAAAGAAATCAAAAACGGACATTCTGCTACCCTCTTGTTTGAAAAGATATTGAACTCCAATTTCATCAATGTGTGAGACTCTGTAAAGGCCGCCAACAACCAGTTTCTCTGGTTCGTGAATTGGGTTTATGAACTTTTGACCCACAATGTCGTTTCTCCATGCTTGTTGACGTGACAACGAATTCTGTGATGAGATATCCAACCTTCCCAAGTCTTTTCTGAAGTTGACAGCAAAACACGAACCCAAGGATTCCTTGTGTTTGTATACCTCTTCTCCAACACCAACAAAGACATTCCATCCTCCAAGTCAACACTTGTTGCTTTTTGCGAAAGAACATCCGTTCCAGCCAACCCAGGAACAGAAAACAGACTCATTTGGTCTTCTCCAGTCAAAACAGCGAACGGAGCACTCTTCCATGTGAAGAGTTCACCAACCATAACCGCAGGCTTGTCATACTCCCACGTCATCTTCTCATATACCCTTCAATCGCTCCAGGATGCTTTTTAAGGCTGCTGAATTATTTTGACGCCCTCTGACCCGTTCAGGATATTCTCGGGCTCTGTTAAGGCGTCTGGTGGCATTCGGAGGAGTTCTTCGTGCCAAACCCAAAGAGCTAAACCCACACAAGCAAACAAAACAAGAATCCACCTTTCCTTTTGTTTAAGAACAACGCCCAAACTATGGTCAGGAATCATCACTGGATCACCAAGGGGATGAGTTGCATAACAAGTAATAGTTTTGTTCGCATCTCTGTCTCGTACTTTCGCTGCCACGAGTCCCCCAGTTTTAAACAGTAACATCGGAACTATTTTCCTTTGAGGTTGGTTGATGTTTTTCTGAAAATGAGTCTTCAACCCAAAGAAGTTGTCCGCTGCGATCCAACACGAGAAACTCTTTGAATGAAGAACAACCTTCTTCCTCAATTGTTCTGATATCCAGAACGGGCAGCGTTGTACCGCTCGGGATGTAGGCGATTCGCATATCATCATCCACTTCACTAATCCTGGTTCCGGGAATTCCCGCTGGAATTCCGCGGTTGTGGCCTATCCAGTAATTGCCCCAGGATTTCACTGACGCTTCATAGCTCACCACGATCAAATCACCAACCGCTATATTTTTCACTTTCACGGTTTGCTTCTACTGGCCAATTCTGCTTTGAGAAGGATGTTTTCTTGTTCAAGATGATTGACTCTGGAACGAAGAGTCCTGAACTCCTCATTCATTTGTTTCAGCCAATCATTAATCCTGTCAACCTGACACTTGACCAAGAATGCGTCATTGCAATTCCACATGTGTTATTGTCCTTCCTTCAGCAAGTGCAGTGAAGAACTTCACTGATGAGAACAGCGTCCCCAGCATTGAGCATCGACGCACGTTCAACCAACTTGGATTTGATGCCTGGAGAAATTCCATCCCAAAGTGAATATTTTTTGAACTTATCCAGCTTGATGATTGGTTTGAACCATGTTGCCGGATTGGTGCTGAACTTCAGCAAACGTTTATCGGCATCATTCTTAAAGGTTTGATGAAGAATGATTGGAATTGGGCGCCATCTTCCACCTGAATAGTAAAAGGCCTCCGAGTTGGCACGTTCGATCTCAAAAAGGCTTGTGTCTTCATTCGCCAGTTTTTCAAACTTGTTTACCAGCGTAGTTCCGCTGATATATTTCACAGACAAGCCCGTGTTCTGTGAAACAAGCTCAACCGGAACAGCAACGGCAAACATGTCAGTTCTTTTCCCATAATGGTCAAACAATGACAACGCAAGAGGTTTGTCGGCTTGCAGTGGCAAATCAACACGATTTTTGACAGCATCCTCGTAAGCGTGACAAAGGTACTGCCAGAGGTTGAACATACCCTTCGTCATTCCATAATCGGCAGCAACAAGTTTCCGATCAGTTGCTTCCTCGACAATAGAATCAGGCATTTCCACAATTTTTTTGGTTTGTTCGACAAACTCAAGGAGGAAGCGAGCCCAAGCCTGAATGGTGGACGCATCAACAGTCCCAGCATAATGTCGAAACTCAACCGTTCCAAATTTTTCGATGGAGTTGAGATTCACCTTCCAATACTTGGAATCAATATCATAAGACAAATTGAGAGCATCTTCTTTCTCTCCCAAAACCCTCCGAAGCATCCTGGGGTCGTTGCAAGAATGAGCATATTCAAGTTTGTTTACACGACGATTTTCGGGAACAAAAGCATCGAAGATTTTTTCAGCCCTTGCATACCTCAGAAACAACCGTTGAACCAGTTTTAGGGCTTCTTTGCTTTTCAATTCCTTACCAAGTCCAATGTGGATATGAAGACCACAAGAGTAATTTGCGTATGCGCCAATCGACTGGAGATACTCACACACATGCTCAATCTCCTTCCAGTTAGAAGGTTTGCTGGCATCAAGAATCCTTGAGACAATCTCAACACCTGCATAACCCGCGCCATGAGGATGAATTGATCCATCCAGGCGCACTTGCCAAGAAGAATTATTTTCAGAATATCCGGCAGATGTAATCCGCACCTTCTTTTTTTTCATCGCAGGAACAAAACCTGCATTGAAAGTGTTGAGATGGTTTGGATCTGTGGGAGTAGTTGGAATCAAACACTCAATTTCAACACCGAACTTCATGGTCTTCCCTTCTCTATTCTTTCTTCGGAGGATGAAGAGGACGATACAAACAAAAGCTGCAATCGGGATCAGTGCAACGCTCTTCGGTCCACTCCCCACAGTGCTCACAAAAGTAAGCATCATATTTGTCATCACGAAACTCCTCAACCAATCGGGTTTCCTGTTTGCATTCGGGACAGGTTTTAGACTTCAACATAGGAATACTTCCATTCAGGCTTGCTCGGGAAATGGTTGCTACCCTTGAGAATGGACACAAGGGTTTGGAGTCGAGTGTGCATGTTCATCACGCTTTCCTCTGGAACGCCATGAACATTCCGCGCTGCTGCAACCTTTGGATCTGCAACGACGTGGATCAAGGTTGGAATGATTCCGTGCTGGTTTGCAAACTCGACATAAGGAGCCAGAGCCTTGAGTTGTGTGTTGGTATTATCAACCACCACCGTAATCGCTCCAGGACGAATAACAGCAGCCTTGAAATTCTCCAAGCACTCAGAGTGTGCCCGACCCAACTGAGAGCCGTTAAAAAGGTACTGGCCCGTCTGCCGGTCAATGAAATAATGATCAGCCGACGCCACGACCACCTCTCCAGGAATCCCTCGAATGTAGGTGCTTTTCCCAGCACCGGGAACCCCCAGCATCAAAACCACCTTCTTTTCCAGTCGCTCCAAGTTGTTCGTCATCATGACCAAAAGGTACCATGCTGAATGACCATACGTCAAGAAAAATCGTCAGGGGGGCCTCCCCCGGCTTCCCCCAGAGAATCTAGGGGTTTCCTTGATCAACTTTCTTGCCTAGTGGAAGATAACCAGAAGAGGGATTGAAGAAGGCATCTCTTAAAGAAGAGGATGATCAAGAAGATGAGAAGGGTTCTCAGGAAGATGGTGGAGGATGAGATCAGGAGTTGTGAATTGTTTTCCAGAATCTTGTTGGACCATCGAGGAAATACTCTTCGATCTCTTCCAAGCTCCTAGAGAACCAAGGCTCATACTGAACAAGGACATTTGGATTCAGGATAACTTCTCTTCCCAAGAGTTTTGATTCAACGGTGATTCTGCTCCCAACATCAATATCTCTAGGAAAGAAGACAAGACCTTTGCTGGAACTTAGTTGTTTTAGGAAGTCTTCGTTGCTGAGGTTTTTCAGCAGCACGAACTTCATTCCATTTTGATTACAATGATCAACAGCATCAGAGGTTCCTTTGATCCAGCTATCAGAGTCGAGGATGCACCAATGGTTTTGTGCTGGAAGGTTTTGTTCTCTGACAGCGCGAATCTTTTTGATTGTGTCTGGATAGAAGGTGGATCCCTGAACAAAGTCTTGGGTTCGCCCAATCAGATGAGGATATTCACCATAGAACTTGTCTCGTTGTTTTCCAGAACACCAGAACAAGGTCTTGGCTCCGGTCATCCAGTAAGACATCCATTGACCGTGTTGTGACTGTGTGCAATCACAAGGTTTTCCAGTGATGGATTCATGTTTTTTGGTTGAGCGATAGATGCAGGGTTTGTAATCGTACTCAAAGAAGTGATATTCGATGTTGAGTTCGAGGAAGAAGTTAAGGATCCAGTGAGGGACTTGAGTTTGATTTCCGAACACCCATTTCTTGGCTCTGTGAGCTTTAACAAGGCGCTCGGTGAGGGAGCGTGAGTGTAGGTGGCATACCCTCCTGTCGGCAGCCTGGATAATGGCATCTGAGGTCATCTCGGCCCCTCCAAGAATCTCATCCACAAAGAAATCCTCAACGAAAATCACTTCGGCGTTTGGTGGAACGTAAAACTCGATGTTGTTTGGCATACCGAAGTATCTTTGTTGTTAGGGACTCAGTATTTACACAGCAACACCATGTCCCTGAAAAACCTCATCAAAGATTTGATTGTGCTGGAGCAATACAGCATGACTCCTTCTCCTTCCGGCAAACAAGAGTTCTCAATGAAAGACTCTCCAGTCGTCGATATGTTGAAGGGAACAGCTCTCAAAAAACTCAACAATATCGGCATGACAGTCAGAAGCCCAAGCGCCAAACTTCAAGATTTCCAAAAGGCTTATGACGCTATTGATGATGTTGAGTCTGACATTGGTGCTCTTGGCTCCATCAAGTTCATGGGAGAACCACCAGGAATGAAGCTTGACAAGGATACAGCCAAACATTCTGGTACAGTTGCAAAAGCAGTTTCCGCAGGCAAACCTCCTCCTCCACTTCCAAAGAGTGACGTTGCAACAGCACCAACCATTCCACAAAAAAAAGCATTCCCAACAATCACACCAAACACTGTTACAAATCCAGCAAGCAATCCCACAAAACACATGGGAACTTCTGAGCTTGGCGCAACAAAATCTAGTGAAACACAGCCAATGGCAGTGAGCCAAACCCCAGAAGAAATCAGAAGTGCTGCGCGGGTAACTCCTTCTCCTCCTCCATTTGGTGTTTCTGGAAGAGTTCCAAGGGCGGCTCCAACGCAAAGAATGCAGCAACAAGCTTTGAACTATGCTCAAAGCAAGTCAACACCAACTGGGACATTTGACCCCAACCTCGGCAGAGATCGTGTCAATGAGTCAGCAAACCTGAAAGATGTTTTGAAGAGGGTCATTCTCGGAGGAGAATGACATAGGCGGGAAAACTATGAGGAAACCGGAGTGAGGATTGAGGAAAAAAGAGCTTCAATCCTTTCTTTTTTGATGAGTTTGAGCGGTTCTCCTGGTTCAAACTCATAAATCCGCATATATTGAACGAAACGTAGTATCTCTTTTCCAGTGAAGATGTTTTCGGGGAAGAGCTTGCGGGCGAGAGTATAGCAGTAATTCACCGCCGTTTCGAAATCCATGAAAACACGGCAGTTTCCAACGTGAAGTTTTCTCTGGAACGCACTGGTTACAAGATACATTGTTGTCATTGTTTTTTTGTTTCTTCCTGGTGAGTGATTGAAATGCCTAGCGTTTTTTCCATAGCACGGTAGAAAACTTCCCGACAAGCAAAAACATCTGACTCAGCACTATGAGCCTTGGAATGCTCAATCCCAAGATGTTTTGTGACAGCAGTCAAACTCCTGCTCGGAATATGACCAGGAAAAACCCAATGTTCATAAGCCAAGGTTGCTGTGTCGATTGTGTGATAGAAGCTGAAATCCTCGTGCCCAGAACAACGAATCATTGCTTCTTCGATGATTCCTCTGTCATAGGAGATGTTGTGTCCAACAATCTCAGTAGCAAGACTTAGAATCTCAGCAACCTCATCTGCAATCTCGTAGAAGTACGGAGCGTACTTCCAGGCTTCTGGAGTGTATCCATTGATTGCTGCTGCCTTCTCAAAAACCTTGATTGTCGGTTTCACCTTCCTTGTGAATGTCCTGACGATGTTTCCACGAATGAAAGGGCGGGCGGGGTCAAATTCCTCCAGAACCAAACAAATCTCAATGATTTGATCCTTCCGAGTGTTCAGTCCTGTGGTTTCGGTGTCGAGAAAACAACGATATGTTTCGTTGCTCATCGGAAATCCCATGCGACAACAGAGCCGTTGACAGTCCAAATGGCCAAGTCAAAGCTGTCATCAACATCTTCGTGCTTTGATTCCAAAACCCAAGTCTTTGCCTTTACTGCCCCGACCAAATCAGATGGAGAAATGGAAATGTGTGACATACCACAACACCAACTGGGAATATCCAGTAGATCATTGAGAATCATTGTCAACTCATAGGCTGGGAGATCATGTGAATCGGCAACAAACCAACCACTTGGATCGGTAATGCAATTCCAAAGATGGTCGAGGTCAATCACTTCATCCTCTTGATCAAGGATCTGGTGTTCGGAAAGGATCTTGTTCTTCCCTTCTTCCAACTTTAAGAGAATGTTGGGGAGGAATGAGAGAATATCTGTTTCGGTCATTTGTGGTGCTTCTTTGAATTCTTACAACAAAAAACGAGCTAACAATTGTCCAGCAGTCTGCAACCGCTCGTCCTCGTCATGAATCAGTGAACAAGCGAATCCAGAGAGGTCTGGATTTTCTCCCCGGAACATGCCGGTCTGACGAATCTTTTTAATCAACGCATCAATGTGGTCATTGTTACCCAACGAGAGTGGAATGCGACCCGAAATTCCTTCAAACTGTTCGATGAAGACCTGTGCCTTGTTCGGAGAGGTTGCGAGAGCACCTACAAAGAAAGTGAGTTCTGCAATATCGCTGTACTGTTTAGTCATCGCGTTGGGAGATTCCTTCAAAGTATTCAACTTCGACAAACTGAAACATGCCGGATTGCTGGAACTTCAACAGCTTGTCAAAAACGTCCGTTGAAAGCGGGTTCTTTGCTCGTGTGACAAAAATCTTGTCGTCAAACCCAAGACCAGAAACATATTCGTAGTCTTGAAGTTCAAGGAACTTCAAGAGTTGTTCCTTTGTGGATTCCCCGTTCAAACGTAGAAGGATGTAGTTCCTGAAAGCGAGAAGTTTCCCGGAAGGCGTCTCAACAACCCGGCAAACCTCCTCCACTTCATCGACTGCATCAACGAACACAGGAGGAACAGTATCTCCATCTTCGTAAAAGAAAAACTTGGGTTGCTCGCTATCTTTGATTTTCAAGAAGAGAACTTCCAAAAAAAGCTTTGCTGTGGTGTTGCCACGGGCGCGAGGAAAAACGATTTCTTGAATCCTGTGCATTTTCATTTTCACTTTCGATTTGGGTTCAAAGAATCATTCACATATCGAGTGGCATCACACCAGAGTGATTCCCACAGCTTGCCACCCTCAAGCTCTTCACGAACATGGGCTGGGAGTTCTTCGTATTCTACCACGGAAGTCCTGGTGGTGCCAGAACAAAACCGATCAAGAATCGTCTTCTGCTTCTTCGTCAGTGCCATTGTCCGTACCCTCCTCTTCATTCTTGCTGTGCTTGACAATCTTGATGGTATATTCCTTCTCAAGCTCGATTCCATAAGGCTTGTCATCCCGATAAAGGATTTCAGCAAACCCACAAGCAATCGCAAACCCAATCTGGTCCAAACCAAGCTCCGCTGCTTGATGGCCTCGCTTCGTCATGTTCTGCAACACCAGAGAACAATCACCAATGTTGATTTCTGTCACCTTGTAAGCCGTGTCATCAATCCCAACCACGTCATCAACACGAAGGGTTTTGAGAAACTCTTGGACCTCGATGGGATCAGGGTCTTCATATCCAGCATTCAAAGCTTCAATTCGAGCCTTGAGATGATCTCGTGTCTGTTGGCCGCGCATGTAATACATGTCCCGCGGATTTTCCTTGATCTGAACCCTAACCTTCTTCTCCGTAACCGTTGCTTCTTCGCTCATCTTGTTTTTGTTTCACTCCTCTGAAATGTTGTTGATGTTGGAAACATCTGAATCAATCAAGAAAACCCAATTGTCGTAATAGATGACCCCGTAGTCTTCATTCTGCCCGTCAAGTACCAAAAACCGAATGAAGCAATTTTGGCCCGTTTTGTTGATTTTCTCATTCCAAGCAAAAAGGACAAAAAGGCGATAGGATTTTTCAGCCAAATTTTGAATCACATCTCCTGGTTTTGGCATTCGATGAAGCATGGTCAGACTCTACCCCAAGTCTCAGTCAGTGTCAACACCAGAACCGACAACGAGATCGTAATTCAGGTAGAAGATTGGGGCACTGTAATGCCTGATTCTAGGCTCGCTTTCGTTATCACTTTCCAAGCAAACAAAAAATTCAGGATCTTCTTGGCAGCGTCGCAAAACAACGAGAAACCAGTCAGAGTAATTCGTGTCTTGATATAGTCCACCAACAACCGGATCAGGAATGGCTGTGTTGTCAGAATCGGATTCTGCCATGTTCATTGTTCTTTCTGTTCCTCTTTGTCGAAAGGTGTAGGTTCAAAAATGGTTTTGAGCAGAGATGCTTCGGCGCATCCTATGTCATCAAACAACTTTTCTCCGGCTCTGGTAGGCACCCACCAACACTCCACATACGAAATACATCTATCACAGTCTTGGTGTCTGCTGCAAGGACCAAGAACAACCATGTGTCCTTTTCCACGTGAGGTTTTACGGGTGTAAAGCCCGCCAACGACAAAACCACCAATGATTGCGGGTTGTTCGTCAAACATCGTTGGTGTTTACCTCCTCCAAAGCCCAGCCAATATTTCCAAGGTAAGCGCCCATCGAAATCTTCAAATCTTCAAACAGAAACACATTGGGAGGAATGTTGGTTTCTTCCACCACACAATCAATCATCTTTTCCTTGGAAAGAAACACAAGCAAAGTTCCGGGTGGTAAAGAAACACACTCCAAACTCCTACAAAGGTAAACAGGGAGTTGATCAATAGCACTGCTTTTTGTTCGAACAGCCCGATATAATTTTCCTGGTATTAGCCCAGAAAAAACTGAAAGTCCGTCGTGGAATTTGATTTTCATGTTTGACTTTCTGAAGGAATGCGTTTGAAAAACGCTCTGTTTTCTTTTCGAATCACAAACTCCTCATTTCCCACAACGGGAAAAACAAACACCCCGAACGTTCCATGTTCTGGTGAAAGAAAGCGAGCAATTCCCGTTCCGTTTCGCACCGAGTCGATTTTGACAAGCATGGCAGGAATAAATTGACGAATATATTCGGGAGAGTAAAAGTTCCCTTCAACCAGCACAAGGTCTCCAATCTTGATTTTCCAGGGTTTGAAACGTGTGTTTGGTTTATACGGAGTTGCCATCAGGTTTATCCTCGACTGTTAGAACTTCTTGGAAATGCCAATCCATTGATTTCCTTTGGTAGACAAAACCTCGCTCACCACTCCCAGCTACCAAAACTTTCAAAACTCGTGTTGATGTTGTTTCCTCAAAATCAACTACAACAAACTTGTCCCCTAAGCGCAACCAGCCAGCGGCAGAAGCGGATAACGTTCGATTTGGATATATTCCATACTTGCCGCTCCCGCGATCATATTCATACAACCCACCAATCTTGAATGTCATTGTTCCTCAATTCCCGTTTGTACTTCTTCAATGCTTTTGTTTGTAACGGCTCGGGTGAGACCGCCAATGAATCCACGTTTACCTTCTTTGGGAACTAAGACTTCATGAAAATCCGCTGCCACGTTATTGGGGTTGGATTTCAGAAGAACAAAACAATCCCCAGGGTACAAGTGAGAAACTATTCGAAAGTCATTGGATGCGTCATTCATCCAGACGGTGATTTTTTTGATTCCAACCACCCTAAACAAACTGCCTGCATTCATTCCTCGCCCTCTACTTCCTCAATCCACCCCAATTCAACTTTCCCTTTCAACTGATAAAGAAATCTGATTTGCCCGTCTTTTGCAACCAGAACCTTCACAAACCCACCCTTCTTTCTATCCAAATCTAGCAAAACGAACAAATCACCCTCGAACAGCATGGAAACTCTGGAATGGTCGCTCCCGCTCCAGTTACTCCAAACGTTGATGAAATCGCCTTCACCAAGATTGTAACCGTTTTTAGTTTCACCAGTTACCTTCAGTAACGTTCCGGGTTTCATTGTTCGTTTTCCTCCGCCCGCTCAACAACCAATTCCAAAAATCTGAAGTGTAAATCGACAATATAGCCATACTGGCAGTTTTTGGAAACTAGAACTTTACAAAGGTATTTGTCTTCGATCCCAGTAACAACAACAAAATCACCTTCCACCAAGAAACAAACAAGCGTTTGATCGTTTGGACGACGATTCGCCCACACCTTAATTCTATCACAAACGAGTTGGCCCATTGCCCCAACAAAGGTGACTCGATACAATCCTCCAACCTTCAACGCTGTTTCCACGATCACTTTTCCTTCCCCTCACTCAACAGCACAACCGTTCTGGCCATGTCTCTGTCCCCCAGACCGTAAACAAATCCCAATTTGCCATTTTTTTGGGAACAGAATCTCCCAACCCCCGTCTGCTTCGAAGCTAACGACAACAAACAAGTCATTCCTTCTCAAGCCGTTTGTGTCGTATTGTCTCAAGCCAGTTATGTCGCAGTTGTTGTTGAGGTACACAGCCCAGTTCCCACCAACAAACTGATACAATCCTCCGATTTTCAATGCCATTGTTGCCGCCTTATTCCTCTGCTGTGATGTTGGGGAAATGATCCCACAATCTCACTGGACCAATCCAACCAACAAAGCATTTATCACCTGAATGTGCAAGAACCTTCAGAAAGTAGACTTCGCCCGTTTTCACTTCTTCAAGAAGAAGAAAATGATCCGTTGGACAGACAAAGAAGATTATTTCATCATCCCGAACAGGAGATGACCTGTGATACTTCATCGCATCATCAAAACTCTGAAAGACGCTGGTTGAGGAATGTTTCTGGAAGTGATAAAGCCCACCCACAATCATTTTTTCATCTTCACTTTCTGGGATCAGTGAGGTTCAGCACGCCAAACTCGTTGTTGGAAATGGTATAAGTCGCACGACGAACGCCATACGAAAACAACACAGCCTGACACATCGGACAAGGCTTTGCCATAGCAATCAAAGGATTCTCAACCGAATCCAAACGCAGACGACGAATTACAAACACCTTGCTACCAGTCAAATCAATCTTCTTCCGACAATTCAACACAGCATCAATCTCTGCGTGGATGGTGCAAGGCTTGGAAGCACGATGAGAGTTGTGCTGAGAATAGCGCCGTTGGAGACCCGAAGATGCCTTATCCCGGCCATTGAATCCAACGGACAGAATCCTCCCGCCAGAAACAATCAAAGCCGTCAGGTAAGCCTGGAGACCAGTATCATACTCATGTCCACGAGAAAGCTTAATCGCTTCCAGAATGAACTTGCTGAAAACGGTGTTGTTATTCTCAATCATGGTAGACCACCTTCCAACCATCAAACGAAATCACCAGAAAATGACCGAATTGCGTGAGAACTTCACGCATCAATGGACAAGAAAAGCTGCCGTTGACATTCAAGTGGAGTTCTTCCATTTCAAAGTCCAGAAAACCGATTGTGATTCCGAGGTAGTTGAAGGATCGACCATTGAACACCAAGCCATCAACGGAAAATGGCTCGTTGCCACCATATCCTTGCACGAAGGCAAGAAGAGCAAGAGCCATCTTCCGAACATATTTTACAGTCTTGGCGTGGTTCATGGGGAGAAGGTACCACAGAGTCGCCAAAACCACAAGAGAATTTTCCTGGAGGAATTACTTTTCGATCACTCCACCACCGAACACGGTGTCATCCTCGCCATAAAGCACCAAACTCTGACCAGGAGAAACTCCATAAACCGTTTCCTGAAACTCAACCACCATCCGGGAATTGTCTGGATCGCCGGGAAGGGGTCTAATCGCCTTAATAGGGGCGGGAACACCTCGGTACCTCATCACACCCCATAGAGGAATATCCGCGGCACCAGAAACGATCCTGGAGCGATTGATGATGACTTCGGTCACACCAGCATCCTCCTTCGACCCAACCAACACCTCATTGCTGGAAGGCAACACCTTCAACACAAAACGAGGAGAGGAAGAACCAGCAATCTTTGCACGCTGACCAGGAACAAAGTTGGAAAAACCTTCATGGATTCCAACAACATTTCCCGTGCCGTTGTCAACAAACTTTCCTGCGGCTGGAGGAATGTGCTTCTCCAAGAATTCGGCTTTGGTTCCTCCTTCAAAGAAACAAAGGTCGTGACTGTCCTTCTTCTTGGAAACAGAAGTCAAACCAAATTCTTCTGCCAATTTCCTGGTGTCATCCTTGGAAGGAATATCCCCAAGAGGAAAAATAAAACGCTCAAGGATCTTTGGATCAGCTTCCCAGAGGAAGTAGCTTTGGTCTTTTGCAAGGTTGGCAGCACGAGCAATCCGACCATTCTTGATCCGAGCATAATGACCAGTTGCAACCATGTCGCAATGAAGATGGTTGGCAACAGCAAAAAGCACGGGAAGCTTCACAGTGGAATTGCAAGTCACGCAGGGATTGTAAGCAATCCCCTCCTTGGCACCGGCGACATACTGGTCAATGACGTTGTTCTTGAAAACCTTCTTCCAGTTGGTAACGAGGTATTCAACACCAATGGTGTCACAAACCATCTGAGCATCTCGAATATCCTTGAAGGTACAACAGCCTTCGCTCTCGTCGCCCTTGGTTGTTTCCAGGAGTTTGAGAGTGTAACCAAAGACCTCGTGACCATCACGCTTGAGAAGAGCAGCAACAACTGCCGAGTCAACACCACCAGACATTCCAACAAGAATCTTCATGGAACGAAATCTTTCTTTCTTCGAGAGTTTACGAGTTGCCAGCAATCCTGACAGTAAGTGCCAAAACTGCTTCGGGTTACTGGTTGGGCATCTTCCCCACAACTGGTGCAGGTTTTATCTGCCATTCTCTCCGCAACCCGAACAAGATCGTGGATGTGGTGTCGAAGATGCTCGACTTCTTCTGGGAGAGGAACACCTCCTACCACATCTTCTGGTAGGTCGTCAACCTCAATCACGAAATAAACTCTGAGACCTCCAAACTTCTCCTTGATCTGTTCAATGGTTATGATGTCAAACTGGACTCCGTAACCACGGACAAGTCTTTGTGTCTGTTCACAAAGAAACAGGATGATCTTGTGCCATCCCAGTGGAACGGAAGCATCTGGATAACGGTTGCCAAACAGATTGGAGTAGTGAGTGTTGAGGAACTCATAGTATTCCTCTTGTGTCTTCGGAATTGGTGTTGCTCGTGTTAGAATTGGCATTAAAGTATCTCCTCTGCGCTCTCTGTCTCGACTGGTTCAAAACGAAAGTGGAAGTTGCCACACCACAAATACGTTTTTCCGTCAACAACTCTCAAAACGAGGTACACATCGCCTCTTTTGAATTGTGGTTCATGCCTCAAAAATACAACCATCTCACCCAGTTTTGGAAAGGAGTAAGATCCATTCTCTTCACTGGGTTGTAGTTCAAGAACTGTTGTGATGGAACGGTATAGTCCACCGATCTTGGGGTCTGCAAGCATCACTTATCCAGCCTGTTTGAAATTTCCTGTTCCCAAACACTGACACCTCGTTCATCGGAATAAGGATACATGTCAATTACGCCAACATTTCCTTCAGTTGTGAGCACGAGAATCTCAGCCGAGATTTTCTGAAAACCAAGAATAACGACTTTGACTCCACAATACAAAAAACGTGGCCGGTTTGAGACCAAATCAATGAAAAGGCGTTTTTCCCGCAACTCAATCAGGGCGCCAATGTGATTCTCACTCGTGTGATTCACTGGATTCCTCAGTTGGTTGCGGCTTTACCAAAAGACGAACAAAAGAAGACCAGAAAGCTGGATTTTTCCAGTTGCAGTTGTTCATATAGGCTTGATGCCCAACCATCGGAAGCAAAACTGTTATTCCGTTGCAAAACCCATAATCGGCTCTGTGATATGAGAGAAACACGAACGTTATTCCTGGACCCAAGTGACACATAAATTCACCATCGGTGTGGTATGCCGCGAAGTTGTCACTGACGATTTCATACAAACCACCTTCAACAAACACTTTCTCACCCTTCCTTGTTTGAACATTTTACCAAAGAAACACCGTCGATAGGCCAATCAAAAATGGTGGCGCTAAGTGTCAAAAAACACTCTCCAGCCATTCCCGCAATCAAAACCCGAATCCTTGGCAAGAAGTATTCTGTGTCTTCCAAGCTGAGGCAAACGAACATATCTCCTGTGTTCAATTCTCCCTGCCATTTATGAACCTTTACATCGAAGATGTAAACTTCATAGCAATCATTCCGCTCAACTCGGTACAAACCTCCAATTTGCCATTCCATTGTTTTACCGCTCAACCTTCAATTTGAGAAAGTATTTGAGAAAATTCTTGTGAACGAGTGCGGTTCCGCCGTATGCCTCGTAAGTCCGCCCACCTTCGCGCCGCCAAATCCGTAGTGCGCTGGGCCGGATAGGCTGAACGTTGTAAAACTCACCGTCAAACCCTTCAAACCTTACCAAAGATTGAGGATCAAGTTGAGTCCAAACAGGCAATGCGTCTGCTTGGATTGGAAAGCAGGGGATACCAGTCATTTCGGGTTCACCATAGAACCGACCAACAACTTGATAGACAGCCGTCTGAAGGATTACGGTTTCAGGAGTGAGTGACGAAGTGGTACCCATGACGAGTGAGTACCACATCCTCAACCATCAGTCAAGATTCTTTTCCAGTCTTGCAATCAATCTTTTCAGTCTGGAACAAGTTTGAGAAAGGATGTGTCTGTTGGCCGAGCCTCTTTCATAAACACTCTTCAGTGCTTCCAAGTGCATCAAGGTCTTGCAAAGCATATCGTAGTGTTTCTTGGTTTCAACACCAACAGTTTTGTCTCCGTAAACGAAGTCATCTTTTCCTTGAGTTTGTTTCCTTCGCACGAAGGTTTTCTTGTAAAGGACTTCGCTCAGAGATTTCATTGTGCTGGTTGTGGTGGAGGTGGAGCAGGAGAGGGTGGCGCAGCAGGAGCGGGTTGTTCGGGTGTTGCTGGTGGTGGATTTGGTTGTGCGATTTCTGGTTGTTGATTTTGAACGATTGCACCAATGGTTTTCAGTGATTCGTTCAACTTGGTTTGTTCGTCAGGTGGAAGCTTTTGATACCAGTTTGAGAGGTTGGCATAAACGGCTGGATCCGAGAAACTCTTTCCAGAACGAATGATGTTCAGCCTTTCGAGGATGTTGTCAAGGGTAAGAGCTTCTCCAGTTTCTGCGTCGGTTGCAACGCCTGTTGGAGTTGGGGATGCACCAGCTTCTGGTACCGCAGCAACGGGCTCAGGAGGCGCAGGAGGGGCCGCTGCTGGATCAGGTGGTGGTGGAGGTGCTTGTTGTTCTTGAAGGGCTTGTGCGGCCTCCAGGAGCGTCAGGGCGATGATTGATTTTCTCAGAGTCATTGCCCTAAATAGCCATCCTCCTTATCAGAAGTCAAGCCACTGGCTTCTAACGCGACATATAAAATCTACTTGAAACAATCCAAGTGTTTCCTTGACTGGCGTAGCAAAAAACTGATGCCAGAACGCAAAACTAACCTCGAACACACCGAATTCCACTCCATCCCATCCAAAAAAACAGAGAAACAGCCCTCCTGTGCTTCCGCTGTTGTTAGCCTTGGCTTTGTAGATTTCGTTTAGAGACTTGGTGTCCACGATTCCACTGAACAAACAAACAGTGCAAAGGCTGTCGATTTCTTTCTTTTCGTCGAGCTTGAAACTGTTTAGGATTACTTCCGCCAAGGGAGAATCAAGAGAGACGGTTGGCGAAACAAAATCTCTGTAACCGCCGCCACTTCCCAAAGAAATCTCCTTTGATTCCTTCAACCATGCCCTGCAATCCTCAGCACTGTTAAAAAACAAAGCTCTAAGAGGCTTTGTCTCTGGTTTCGTAGGAGGAAGTGGCTGCTCTGGCGAAACGATTTCCGGGGTTCCATCAGAAACATAGAAGCGATTGCCCCGATCATCAATCTGGATTTTCATGGGAAGTTGAATCCTTTTGGTTTGGGTTTAGAGGCGAAGGGTTGGGGGTTGCGAAGAAGAAGGAAGGTGAACTGCGGAGACTTTGTTTGCTTGATCGCAGATGTCGTAAACAAGAATCTCCAGCAAATCTTTTGAGGCGTCTGGTTTGTGTTCCACAACCACCTGGAGAGTGTCGTTCCCAACCATTTTTAGGTGAAGGTGAACGGTTTTGTCGTGGTGAAGGCCCATGATGTAAAACATCATGGTGTTCATGTCTTCCTTAGATTCAAACTTCAAGTCAAAAGAACAGTGTTGCCCATCTGACTGAAGATTGTGAAGCAAGGTCGTGTCAATCCCCTCAACCAAGGAGGGGAACAGACGCTTGAGAACACTTGAAAGCATACAGAATTTACTTTCTGGGATTAACGTTTCTTGGAAGCAAGATACGCGGCATATCGAGCATCACTTGCTGCTTTCTCTGCCGCTTTAGCTTCTGCTCTCTTGGCTGCTGCCTTTTCTTTCGCCGCCAGTTTTGTTGCAGCTTTCTCTTCCTCAGATTTTGCAGGTCGTCCAACACGCACGATTGTATCGAACAATTCCTTCCTTGCTGACTTCACTTCCGCATCAGCATCAATGAACTCTCCCAGAGAGTTGAAGTTGGTTTGTTTGCCCGATTCAGAAGCGAATGAAGCTTTCAAAGATTCAAAAGCCGCTTCCCACTGTTTGGAACTCTTGGCTGGATTCTTGGCGGTGAGAATCAACAAGTCCAAAACAGTAAACTCTCCGTGTTCCTTTGAAAGAGCATCAACAAAGACTGGAAGCTCGTTGTTGTTGAACTTTTCAACGCCGTGGTTCTTCAGCCCGGCAACAAAGTTTTGCACACCTTTTTCAAGTGCTGTGTAACGCTCGTCATCATTGTCAACATCCACAATGCCTTTCAGGGCTGGGAGCATGGAGTCAACAAACAACTCGGTGTAGTTTCCAGTTGCTTCATCTGCCAGAGAGTTGAGAACTTCAATGTCAGCAAGAGCATCTGCTTTGTCTTCATCAGACACGTTCTGGTTTTTGAGAAACATGAGGAGTTGAAAAACTTCTGGTTTGCTGAGGCGTTCCTTAGCTCGGTCCAAGCGGGCATGGACACCTCCCGTTGTTCCAATCTCGGTGGGATCCGCTGCAAGCATGTCGCCAACATCTTTGATAAGCTTATCGCCTTCTCGCCCACCCGGTCTCACCCCAGCATCTTCAACTTCTCCCGACGCTGTGGGTTCTGCTTCTTCCTCTTCGTCGCCACCACGGAGCTTGTAGTTTGCCACAGCTTTTGAAGACAGGTTTTTCAGAACAGACTTGTCTGCAACATACTGTTGCAGCACAGTTGCCACTGGATCTGGTGAAGAACGAAGGCTTCCGCCGCCAAAAAACAACTCACGTTCCTTGTTCAACTCCTCAATGAATTGATCTGGTTTGTCCATCAATGGAGTCAGACGCGCAATGGCATTGGCTCGTGCTTCTGGTTCCAGGTAAATCCTGGAAGCTGGTGTGTTTGTTGGGCTGTTGAGTTCCTTCATCACACGACGAACAAAGTCGTGTTTGGTGACAGAGGGAGTAACCTCCGTCGTCGGGGTTCCTGTTGGAAACTCATTCCAGAATTCTGGGTAGTTGCTTCCGCGATACACAGCTTCCTTGATAACCGCAAACCTGGAAACAAACTCCTTCCTAACCATCTGACGAATTTGTTCCCGATATTGTTCCATACTCATTTGTTCTTCAAATACTCCTGTTTTTGTAACTACTGTTCGATGAACTCAAAGAAATCTTGCCCTTGCTTGATCCAGTGTTGGATTCCTGCTTCGTCAACATTGACACAGTTAGAAGGCTTCGGCAAGAAAGAGTTGCCGGTTGATACGAACTTGGCTCTACTCGTCGTTAGTGGTTCGAGGTGGCTTTCTGGCAGGAGATAAACCCAGGCGGTAGCTTCCCTCATCATTTCCGTTTCGTGGCAGTAATAAGCCACCTCGAACCGTTCTCGGGTATATAGAATTCCGTTGCTCTCAAGAATATCAAGGCGACGAAGAGTATTGCGGCTGACAGAATACAATTCTCCAGCAATGCCACTTTCACTCTCTCCAGCAACCCTCACAACCGCTGGACAAAATCCAAGATCAACCAGCTTTAGGTTTGAATCTTTAAGGGTACCAGCACCAAGAAACTGCGAGCCCTCCAATAAGGAATGATTTCCAAAACCCTGTTTGAGAGTTCCATACACAAACACAAACTCTTCATCTTTGAGAGCGGTATCATATTCGCCTTCCTCTTCTTCAAAGCGAACTTCCCGATATTCCTCCAACCAACCCTCAACCTCATCATCGTCAGACAATGACCAAAGTTCAGACTCCAGAGCTTCCAGCCGTGTCTTCTCTTTTCGGCGGATATGAGAATCGGGTTGCATCCTGGAACCACAATGAGGACACTTCACCGAACGTTCCTCAGAAGCATATCGAAACGCTTCATGCAAGGTCATTTCAGTGTAAGTTCCATCCTCTCTCGGGTTGGAATCAAACCAACAGGTTTTGGATGACTTGGTGTTGCAGTAGAAACGAATATGATATTCGTCGGATGGGACGAGAGTTTCCTTCATGACCTGGAGAGTACCAACAAGGCTTGTCCATGTCAACCCTAATCGTCTACCAACCTCATGCCTTCTTCGGCTGGATCAAAGTTGATTGGAAGCTTTGTGCTGGAATTGTAGATTGCTTTGGCGAACCTGTTTGGCAGGTTATCAGAGTATGATCCAAACAAAATCCAACCTTTCATATCCACGCCTCGAAGATCGGCTCCAACAAACCTAGCTCCAACAAACCCAGCACTTCCTTCCGTTTCAATTCCTCTCATGTCAGCATTTGTGAAGTTGCAATTGGAGAATGAGCCGCCAGAAATCTTCGTGCCAACAAACTTGGCATTCTCAAAACTGGTGAAGGAACTCAACGTGTCCATGAAAGAACAGTGACGAATTTCCGTGTTTGAGAAATCCGATTCGTTGTTGGTTGCTCGAACAAAGTTGCAATGAGCGAAATTTGCACCACGAGCTTTGGTCTGAAAAAGCTGCGAACCTTCAAAGAAACATTCATAACAACTCGCTCCAACAAGTTTGGCCTTTGAAAAGTTCGACTTGGTGAAAACGACATTGCTAAGTTTTGCATTGATGAACTTGGCACTTCCGAGGCGTGAGAAAATCATCTTGGAGTTTTTGATGGTTGAATTGGTGAAGTTGGTTCCGAGCACCATTGCATTCGTTAGTTGCAAGTCATCAATCACTTGGTTAGAGTAGTCATCGCCAGAAATGGCCGGTTGAGGTTTTGAAAAGAGTTTGTGGGCTGGGTAATATGATCCCTCCATATCCTGCTTCTCAATCACATCAACAATTTCCAGCCGCGTTGTGTTGAAAAACACTGCTTGGTTTGGTTCGTTGGGGTGGATGATTCCAGCATCAACGTTATCAACCACTCCATCATATCCAAGCATCTTCCAGATAATGTAAGACCATCGTGCTGTTGGGCCGCCGCCCTCTTTTCCTGGAGGCAGCGGATTCGTTACTTCTTCCCCATCTTCATCTTCTCCAACCTTCGTCCCAGACAGAATCCTTGTGAGATCCCAAATCTTTTTGCCCGGCGAATCAGAAATCCCCGACAAATCCCAGAAACTTTTTGGTTTCCCCATTGCCTCATCAATAACAGCCGGATCAAATCCAGCAGCCTTCAATTTTTCTCCGTCTTGCTTCAACTGCTCTTCTGCATACCTCGACAAATCCAAAAGCCTTGCTTCTGGTTTTGGTTTGAAGATGATCATGAAGGGTCTTTCAGCCGCGAAGGAACTGATTGATTCGTCGATGAGTGGATAGGCGTAGAAGCCAACAGGAGTGTTGTATGAGTTTTTGAGATAGAGTCCCATCTTTGGGAACTTGGAGAAGTGGATGAACAGATTCTTGTCCACACGATTTTGTTGTTCGTATGCGATCAACCTCTCAGTCCACCTGGGAAGTCGTGACTTCGTTTCTCTTTTGAATCTGGTTGCCTCAAGAACGATTAGAGCTTTGAGAAGAGTTTGAAGGTTGTGTGGCTGGGAAGGCATTGTTGGTTGGAAGTAAATACCCGAAGTTACTGCTCGGCAAAAGACAAATCAACCTCCTCTAACCAACACGATCTTAACGAAGAAATGAACTGGTTTTCCATCCCAACCCTCAACAAATTCTTTTCATCTGCCATGAAACACCAACGAAAAATTTCACCCGATCCCGAAATCAAAAACGACTGCAATGGACCAGTGTGATCCAAAACTGTGGGCGAAATGCAAACCAAGAGATTCCTTTCCAAATCAAGCTCAAAGGCTTGGAAGAACCTTTTTCCTTTTATTTCAACACAGAGTCGATAAAGCTTTCCAACTTCGGGAAGATTGTGCAGTTGTTCATTGTCACTCAACATCACAAACCACCTCCTCTAACCACATCAAATTATATTCTTTCGGACGCAAACCTAAACCAAACAAAACAACTGAATGGTGAGTACCACTCACTAGAAAAAATCGTAGGGCTGGCGAATATGCTCTCTTTTTAGCTTTGGCAAGCAAAGTAAGAATGCTCCCTCGGGACAGAACTTAAACTCGCCTCCTCCATAAAGACTATTTTGGCTTTTGAAAGCATTGAGCGTCAAGTGCTTAAGAGGAGAACCCATAAGACGATACAATTTTCCAGGGATTGGTCTGTGGCTCTCGTTCACTATTCTTCCTCCTCTTCCACTTTTTCAAGCCAAACAGTCAAGTCGGGGTTGTAAAGATGGTACCGCCCGACAACCCCAGGCTCAAAAGCAACAAGATTGGGGCAACTCACTTGTTCACCACTCCCAGCAATCAAATACTCGCTGTTTCCAAGATAACAAACGGTTTTTCCATTCGCCATTTTCATTATAGTTACGAGGGTGAAGCGATGGCTGGGCAGGCTGCGCACATGATAGAGATAGCCAATGACTGGGTTGCTTGCAAAAACTTCAGGTTGATTCATAATCCACTTCCACTTCAACCAACCAAACCCGTGCACCTTCAGCATCTTCGTAAGTCTTGGGTTGATAACCTGCTGGAAGTACCTTCAAACGCCAAGTGAAGATTTCGCCCGAATCCGAACAAACAAAGGTTGGCATAAGCCAATTTTCCTCCTCTGTTTTTCTCGGCTCAATGCAAAGAAGAAAGGCTTTTTGATCATCAAAGATGAAATAATGCCCGAATCGTCGCGCTTTTAGGTGATAGGATTTGATTCGCTTGTCAATGTGCCTGTTGGCAAGACGATACAACTTTCCAGGAATAGGATCGGTTGCAACAACCTTGTTTTTCTCTTTATTCATCGTCATTCTCCACTTCTTCGAGGTAATCCACATAATTTTTTCTGGGCATTGCAACGGTGAGACCATCCCATTCAAACTTGTTACCATTAGGGGTTATGAAAACAGGAATGTGATACCCACCATCATCTCTGATTCCACAACAAAGAATTGGGGTTGTTTTCCTGTCCAATGAAAAGGAATTGGTGTTGACATCAACCAGTGTCAAAACTGGTTGACTGTAAGGGTGTTTGATCTCCCGGAGCCAATACAGTTTTCCCGCTTCGGGATCTTTGTAGAGTGGTGTTGTCATGTTGGGTGTTCCCGTTCCTACTCTGCTGTGAGAATGGGAGTGCTGTCAACCACAGAAGAATAAACCAGAATCTTTTTGCCTTCTGGTGTCAAGAGCAACACCATTTTCTTGCCCCATAATTCGGGATGGTCAAGAACAACAAACAAGTCCGTTCTGTTAAAGAAAAATTGACTGGCTGAAAGATAGTCAATCGTAGACATCTTTGGGTTGTCGGGATCAAAGGGCCGACCGCTCGTTCTTGCCCAAAATTCTTCATCTAATTCCCCCATCAACCTAACAAGCTGTCCGATCTCAGCCGGTTTCCTGTACGAGTTCTTTCTGAGAATTTGCATGGATCGTCCTTTCTTCATCAAGATCATCCGCGTTTACTAAAATCACACTTCCATCTGGAAAAAGCAAGGAAATGAAGTTGGTTCGGAATTTTTTTTTTGTTGGGTGGGTTTGAATGACAAGGAAGTAATCAAATGTGTGGCGCCCAACAACGGGGTCAATTCCTTCCCTGCTCGGCACTACGATCCACTTGTCGTTAACGTAATTGTAGATGCGGTAGTGACCCTTGTCACGATCTGAAAGTGTTGGAAAAATGCGGACTTCTCGTTCGTTGTGATTGCCCCATTCATCCTTGAAACAAACCAAATCACCAACACGAATATTCATAATATCGGATTCCTTTCTGCTGGGTGGGATAGATCAAACAAACCAGAATAGCTCTCAATTTCTAATCCGCTTGGAGTTAGGAGATAAACCCGATGTGGGGGGGGGCGGTAGCAAGAACCAAAAACAAAGCACCCTTTGCGGAATAAGCCCAGTCATGTTTGACGTGACTCCAGAGTGCTATCTCAGGCTTTAACTTCACCAAATCACTGGGCTCAAACTCCATTTTCATCTTTTCTTTCATTCATGGTGATAGCGGTTTGCCAATCAAAGAGCGATGCTCTACATGAAACTTTGATTCCATCTGGTGATAGGAGCAAGACAAAACCAAACTCCTCATACTTCAACACAAGGAACCAAGAAACATATTTGGCTTTGAAATAGCACAACCTTCGAGGCGCGTCAACTTCGTAAAGATGATTCCTCATTTCGCAATGAGTTGTTGGGGTGCTGTTAGAAATTCGATCTGGTCGCACCAGTGTTCCCGGTTTCACCTTTCCACCAAAGAAATCATCAGTCATGGTAATGGAGCTTTCTTAAAGTCTTCGCGGATTGATTTGACTATCCGACCATCAGGGCAAACCAAGATTACTCCTGGGAATGAGCGGCTGCCGCAAACGATTGTAACGAATTCGGCAACGAGAAACATTGAGTCTTCTGGATAAGAGCAGCCCTCGGTGTTGGGACGTTGATAGTCTATCAACAACGCAAGCTGAGGATCCAGGATCGCCAAATCACCCACTTTCAAAATCATTCAACAGCCTCTCTGCTTCCACAAATTTCGTCAGCCAAAACTGATGGATTTTGACCTTTGCGCCATTTGGGCAAAGAATGACAAAATCGGTGTCAACGCGACGAGATGGAGCCTCGCAAATCAGAAACAGTGAATCGTCCAAGAAGTGATAGTAAACACCACTCTGGCTGTCGTAAATTCTTGGCTTGGTGCATGTTGCCAAATCTCCCGGATTGAGGATCGACGAATCCAAATTTCTCACGTTGAAACCTTGTTGAGGCTGGAGGGACTTGGCACAATGATTGAAATTCTTCCGTCAGGACAAAGAATTTTGGCGGCCAAGAGAGTTCCGGGTCCATAATCAGGGTTTGAAACAAAAAAACAATCCATGACAAGAAACAATGAATCCAATGGATATGTTCGAGAGACATAACCATCAACCCTTTTTCCAACACAACCCAGGTCGAGAAAGTGGAAACATCCAAAAAAAGCAGAAGGGTTTGGCTTCAACAAATCCCCAGGAGAAAATGGGAAGGGTGTCATGGTTGTTCTGGATCCTCGGGGGGCAATTTTACCGGAACTAGAAACTCTTGTTCTTCAACGGTGTATCTGTCAAGGATGCGGATTTTGCCTTCCGGGTCAACAACCTTAAACACTTCAACCGAACGAGCCCACAGAGCAGGTCTAACATCCATAACCGACAAAACCAAGAACATGGAATCCTTTCGAGCAGTATAGAGCTTGTCCTCCTTCCAACAAAAGAAACTCATAAATCCAGAGTCAATTCCATTGTTTCGTGCATTCTCGGGGACTTGAGCCAAGTAGGGTTTGTCCAAAACCGTTTCTCTTATGATTTCTGCAAACTCATATTTCATGGGATCACCACGATTTGAGGAACGCAAGCAGAATTGTAGAACTTTGTTCCAAACACTTCTGCCGTCTCACCACCAGAAGAATGAACATGGCCAAACATGTGAACTTTGATGCTCGCAGCATTCGGATGGTAGGCGTAACATTGCCCGATGGTTGAGCAGCCCCATTCGCTTGCCAAAATTCCTTTTGGTGGAACATGGGTCACAAGCACATCGACATTTTCATGTTGAAACAGCTTCTTTGAAGCAACAGCAAGGTCATGTGGCTGCAACTCACCATTCCAATCTCCATAGATGTAAGGAATGAAGCTATGCCCAGTCCACCGCTTCCCACCAAACTCAGTTATTTTGTCCGGTGTTAGCAAATGAACTTCCCCAGCATATCCACACTCAGTCAGCATCTCAGCCAAACAAATGAAATCGTGGTTGCCATTGACGACAATGACGGGACGACCAGCTAGATAACGACAGATGTTTTGCGAGTGCTTTGCAAACCAATCCCTTTGGAATTTTGGTTCAATATTCCAATTTCCTCTGATAAGGTTTGGGAAAAAATCACCTGACGACACCACAACGTCCACATCTTTGTCGATGAGGGCTAACGGGTGCAAATCAGCGTGAAGGTCAGATGCGTGGAAAATCTTCATGGTGTTACTATCCGGGAACTTACCACGTCCGCATCGCAAGGTCAAGAAAAATCTCAGACGGGCTCAGGATGCTTTATAGAGCCCGCAAATAATTTGATGGGTCAGAGGTCGTCCAAACAATTCAGACGCCTGGATGACCCCTTCTCGTGTCAAGAAAGAATAACAACAAGGTGAATAAGATCATGGTCAAACATCAATATGGAAGACAGCAACAACAGCAACCGCGAAATAGTGTGGTGGAATGTAGGGATGTTTTTGTGGTATTGGAAGGATCGAAGGTTGGAGGGATTTATCGGTATCGAGATGATGCCGATGCACACGCCGAAGTCGTTGGAGGAAAAGTCATCCTTCAACAAATCAAGGAAGAAACGCCCGGTTGGGTATCAACAATGCTTGAGGCCGGAAAGGAGAAGGCTAGGATGCAGTCAGGAGGAGGGAGGTAGAGATCAACCAACGCCATCGTAAACGATGGCGTTGGAGTAAGCATTGCTTCCAGTGAAGTAAGGATCTGAGCTACTAAAAGCGAAAGAGCTTGTAAGATTTGGAATGCTTGCTGTTGGGATACCTGTGAGCCCAGCAGCAACAGAGAATGTGGAACCAGTAACCCACATCTTTTTCACACGAACCTCAAGCGTCAACGTTTGACCAGAAGGAACTGTGAACTTGTTGTTTCCCAGAAGACCATTGCTTGTAAAAGCGATTGTGGTTGCTCCTCCAGTTGCAGCAACAGTCACAAACTTGGTGACATAAGGGAAGTTTAGCTGGATTGGTTGTCCCGCCGCGGCTGTTGAAGAAGTGACGTATGGAATGCCTGAGATTTGATAGGCAGGCGTGTGATTGTATCCAGGGTCAGGATATTGCATTTTCGTTGTCTGTAACTACCTCAAACATCTCAGAAATGTTATCGCCAGCAGACAGCAATCCAATCTCTCCTCCGGGAAGAAGAAAGCAAAAACTGCTAAAACCTTTCCCCTTGAATTCTCCAAGGAAAACAACTGGCTGACTGAATTTCAATGCTTTTGATCCGGTGATTTTAACCGGCTCCAGGCTTTGTGAGGTAATCCAAACGTGTGCAGTTTGTTGCACAGAAGTTGGGACACCTTTCTTTCTTCTGGATAGGATGGGATTTGTTTTCCATCTAACGAGAGATCCTAGTGGGAATGGAAGTCCTTGGTTGTCATTCATCATGTTGGTTTTATTCTACTTGAATTGAGGTGTCAAGGGGGTTCAATAACTATTCCTCGAAGGAACAGGTAAACCACAAATGATCGAACTGGATTTGGAAAGATGTTGTGAAGAGGTTGCAGGGCTATTCAACCACGACAAATACACACCACTCGCAATCTTCTTGGCTTGTACGGAGGCTTTGCAAATAGTTCATCACTCTCACCATTGGCAGACTAACGGACCAGAAGCATATTCCGACCATCTTCTCTTCCAACGTCTCTACGAACAACTCCAAACAGAAATTGATCTTGTTGGCGAGAAGCTTGTTGGTGTTTCTGCGAAGCCAGCACTGACAAATTACTTCGCAAGAATCAAAGTTTGGCAGAAGTTCTTCGACATGGTTTCAACTGGAAAACCATACCACGAAGTTAGCCTGGAAGCCGAGCAAGCGTATCTCAAGATCACTCACTTCGTCATGGCAAAACTGAGCGAGGCTGATTGTTTGACTTCTGGTCTTGAAAACATGCTTGCTGCTATCGCAGACAAACACGAAGAACACGTTTATCTTCTGAGACAAAGAGCAACACCGTGAAACCAATGAACCTAAAAATGGTTCCAGTGGTTGTTGGTGGTTCTGGGGAAAAGAAGGTGGAGTTGTCTGTGAGTTCTGACTATGTGATGGACATTGTTGGAACTCGTCTTTCTCTCTTTCCCTGGGAAGCACAAAATCTTGCTGATGTTCTCCAGTGTGTTCTTCCTTCCCCAAGACTCGTCGATCTCATCTGGGAAAAGGCAGACTTGAGGCTGGAGCCGAAGAGTCTTTCAACAAACAGAGGAAGTCAAGCTACGCTGATCCAACACAACAACCTCATCAATCAACAAATCAATAGCCGCGAATTCACTTTGGTTGCTGGACACAAGAAAGACATTGTGTTGAGCAGCAGAATTCCAGCAGGGAAGGTTGTGATTTATGGTTGGCACAAGTTGGATGGCAAACCAATCCAACCAGAAAGCTCTATACATTCAGCTTCCTACAAAGACTATTCTCAGGGAACAAGATTGATCAGCAGGAAGGTTGTGGTGGATGGTGTTGGCATGGACATCTGGGATGCAGTCAACACACCAACCTGGAAACAACTCGTTGAATCAAGAACACTCGTTCGAGCATATCCATCCAGAAAACCATGAAACTTTCCGAAATCCTCTTCCCCAACGAAATCACATCAGCACTCAGAGACTTCTTTGAAAACAACAACAAGGAATCGCTCAGAAAGGTGTTTTCCAGGCTCCCAAAATCCCCAGACGGACTCAGGGTCTATCGGGGAATCAAAGTCACAGATAAGGCGTATAGAGCCCTTAGCGACGATGTGACATTTTCAAGAGAAGAAACAGACCGAAATGGAACCGAGTACAAACTCTTTAAAGGAAGAGGAATGGTTCCTGGCCCTGGAGATATTCAAAGCTGGACCACCAATCCTGGTGTCGCCATTCAATTCGCTGTTGATCCAGAAAGAAGTGGTGAAGAAGGCGGTGAGATTATCGTCGTCTTTGTTGCCGAGACAGGAAAGGGCGGAAATGATTTTGTTGGAGAACCTGGGAAGCTTGCTCAAGGGACTTCAAGAGAACACGAACAGGAAGTTGTTTCTTATGGTCCTGTGGAGTTTGTTGGCTTTGCTGTGTCTATCCCGGCAGACGATGGTTTCTTCGGAAGGAATCCAACACTTGTCAATGTTTCCGTGCTGAAACAAATGATGTCACAATCCTAGTCTCTTCCCACCAACGGCAACAACCCAAGCATCAGCAGCATCCTTCATCTCGGGAATGGAAATTTCCTTCCCCTTCATCTTTCCAGCTTTTGGAATGTAAGTCTTCCAAGGAAATTCGGGATGAAGTGTTTGAACAAACTCAAACACTTTGTCTTTCACTGGTCGTTTGTCTGCTTTGGTGTTCTTGAAACCAATTGCTCCACGAGCTTTGGTGACATTAACTGAAGAGACGTTGGGAGTGAGTTTCTTGTAACAGAGATAAGAGATGAGTGCGTTGAACTTTGCAAGAGTCATAAGCACGTCTGCGCTGCTCAAGCCCCCAGCAAACATTTTTGCGTTTTCCTCAACAAACACTTTCTCCAGTGTTTTAATCCCCTTCCTCAACAAACACCCAGTTGCCTCATCAATCACATAATCGGCCTTCTCGAACAGGGAAAGGTCTGCTGGGACTTTGATGTAATCCAGCAGAATCAGTTCTTCTGTCTTTGAGTCGATGATGCTGATTCCGGTACAAGAAGTAGAGATGTCGAGACCAACCAAGTAAGACTTTTCGCTTTCAGGAGTGCTTTTCATTCTTCTGTTGTAGCACACTCTTCCAGGTTGATTTCAAAGATTCCTTCACGAAAGCTCTGACTGTTCCTTCATTCATTGAGTTCGATGCCATGTCGAAGATTTTTTCGTAAGTGAAGCCTGGATTGGCTCCAAGAATTTCATTCTTCTGGTAGTAGTCAAACACACTCTTGAGACGTTCGTAAATGTCCGCTGGTGGCTTTCGAAGGGTTGCGGAATCCACTTGCTCCTTTGGCACGGCGTCGCGGCCATCCGTGTAATAACTCTTTCCATTTGGAAGTTGAAGTAGGAAGTAAGCGTCATAAGCAAAGCCGCTCGTTGATGGTTTTTGAATTCTTTGAAATTTGACAGGGTTTAGGAGAGCTTTCAGCTTCAAAGCCGTTGACTTGATGTTGTATGCGTCAATCGGAGCATCAAGAACCTTGGAAAGATCAACAACATAGTCGAGGTATTCATCTTTTGGTTCTGTGCTGCCTTGCCCTTCAATCCCGGAGATTCTTTTCTCTGTTGGGGAATAAGTCACAACGACGTGAGGAGTTCCCTTGGGATCAAACAAGCTGATTATTGTTCGTTTTGGGTCAGTTCCCATAACGCCCACACTTCCACAATTTTTCATCTTCTTCCCAAGAATCTCGCACTTGTCCCCGGCATCAATCCACTTCCAGCCGTTTCCGTAAGTTTTGATCGGTGTTTTGTCAGAGAAAAGGAATTTCTCTTCGTATTTGTCACTGGCTTTTTCATAAGCCAACCTGGAATATGGAGCAAGATCGGTAAGCTTCCCGGAAACAATGTCTCTGACTAGTGGTCTTCCAAAAAACAGTTCCTTGAAAAACTCATCAGCGATGTATCCCTTTATCCTTGTCAGTTGGATACCGGGATCATCCTTCTCGTCAAAGGATGCAAAATCAAGCCGATCCCGAATTTCATTGTATTGCTCCAGTGAAATCTTCCCCTCAGCAAATGATTTGGTAGCATCATAAAGCCTTGCCAACACAGCCGCGTTCGCCTTCTCAAAACCATGAGAAGCATTTCTCCACCAATTCTCATCTTCTGGGTTGTGTGCATTGGTTTCTTTGTACCATTTCGCAAGCAATGGTGCTTTCTTTCCAAACTTCTCATAGAAGAGTGAAGCGATGACCTCTGGGTATCCCAGCTTCATCAGCATCTGCTTTGATTCAAAAAGAATGTCTTGGGAAGGAGAAGGGGTGGAGAAAAGGAGGGAGATAAGTTTCATTGGTGTTGAGCAGTAAATAACCACACAACAAGCCTTTGATCTTTATTCGTCTTCTGTTGAAGTTTCGACTTTCAAGAAGATTGCAGGATTCCCAGCAAAGTTAACAAAATCACCTTCTGGACCAAGTGCTGATACCTTCACCCGTGTTGTCACTGGGCCAGTGCGGACAATGTGAGATTCTCCAGTAAGAGAGTAAAGGATCCTTGTGTCTTGTTCCGACTGAATGGTTGAACTCAACAGAATGAAAGACACTTTCTTTTCCCAATATTTGGAAGGACCAAAACAAAGATCGGGAAATCCATAGTCAATCTGGAAAAGAGTTCCAGGAACAAATTCATCATGCTTCATTTTTGTTCTCCCTGTTTCGTGTCACACACTTTAAGGCACACAACCAAGTCCATACAAGTGAAAACCTTTCCTCTGGCATTTAACCCTTTGAACCATACCAAAGGATTTGATTGATGATCCAACCCATCATCACTGACTCTGTATTCGATCAAAGACAAAAACAGGAAGGGCTCTTCGTAAGTTGGGAAATCTCCTCTTCCCGCTGACAAGACGTTGTAAGAAGTCAAACCACCAGAAAACTTTTGGAGATAAACAAGAGCGCCTGGGATTAGGGCTTTGATGTTTGCTGTCTTGACTGAGGAGGAAGATTTTTTTGGTGCGGTTCTCACACCTTGTTACTGTTTCAGGTGAACTCTCGGAAATGACAGCCGTAATACTTCTCCAACTTCCTCTTCGTTTCTGGAAGAAGGTTGGAAATCTTGTAGTCCAACATGCCAGTTTTCACAAGCATGTCTTTGCTCAACACAGCTTCCTCTGGATTCCAGAACTCAACACCAAACTGGTTCCTGAAAATCTCCTGAATCCTATCCGAGACATTACAAGCGAGCAACATTTCATTGTTGTTCTTCTTCGTGTCCTTAGTTTTAGGTTTTCCAAACGGAACAGTCATTCGATGAGTTGGTTTTGCTACAACGAACTTGTTTTGGAAAGCCTTGAGATCGTTTTCGGTCCACTTTGCCAGTGTGGATTCCAGCCAGCTTGTTCCATCGGTTGTGTAAAAAACCATTGCGTCTGAACCAAAGCCCATTTGAATGTACCAGGGAGAACCACGAGAAACACTCCCAAGCTCAAACATGTTTTCAATCCGATTCTTTTCAATCAGCCTCTTACTGAGAAGATCAAGAGCAGATTGGTGAGAAGTGATTTGGTGGATTTCCTTGTTGGTTCCGACGACGAGGGGAATGGAGTTGGTTTTTGTGGCTGTGCTCATGAGAACAGGTTTAACATCCAGCTTTTTTGGCTTCAACCAGTTTCCTGAAACCCATCACAACAGCATCAGTCCAAACCTCAAACTCCCATCCTTTTCCCTCTTTGATGATCCAGGAACGGACAGCAGCATTTTTCAGCATGACCTTTTTTGTGGCAAGCTTGTCCTGCCTTTTGACTTCGACGATAACGGTCCTGCCTGACTTATAGCGGACCAGAAAGTCTGGGTAGTAGGTGTGACCCTTGCCCGCCATCACATAAGGCACCATAAGGCTCTCATATTCATACGAGACCACTTCCGGGTTATCGTCCAGGAACTCCGCAACCGTCTTCTCCCAACCCGAACGATAATGAATCGGTGCAGCGCACTTCGGAGAGTGATGGATTCCTGTTTTGTAGTGCTTCCGCTTCCGTCTCTTCTTCTTCACAGGGGCTGAAGAGCCAACCTTTTTTCTTATTCCCACTTGCGACACGACCAATGTTCATTTTTCATGTTCACAACGGCAACCTTTCGTTCCCATACCCAGATGTGAGAACAGCATCTTTCGAAACGACAACTGGGACAATCCTGTGCTTCTCTTTGTATTGAGTTAGAATCCTTGGGTTGGGATCGGCTTGATACCACCAAACCATTTTTCCATCGACCATCAACTTTTGAATTGGTTCACGGTTACTGATCCGAACAGACCAACCCTCTTCCTCACATTCCCGCAAAACAGCCTCCAAAGGATCCTCGCCCGGATCCAACTTCCCCCCAGGTAATCCTATTTTCCCAGCTTGTCCTCGGTCTGCTGGACGTGTTGTGGCTGCATATCCCCCGGATCCAACCCTCGCCAACGCAAAAACAGCGAAGGGACTTTCTGACCCAGACTCGGGAGGTGCATCCTCCACGACTTGCTCACCAAGATACAGAAACCGCTTTAGATTAGGCACTTGAACTCCTTCGGTAAGTATTGGCATGACCCTTGCCTGCTCTCTTGGTTGTGGAAGATAACCAGAAGAGGGATCCAAGAGAGGGATCCCTATAAGAGAAGATGTTTTGGAACCTCAAGGGGGGCCTCCCCCGGCCCGGCCAGGAGAAGGTCAAAGAAAATCCTTGACACAACCTTCTTCCCATCGTAGGATCCCAGCACATCAACGAGAGAGTGAGATAACAAAAACATGAGTACGCACGAAGTAAAAGTGATTCGGGTTGAGGAAGTGAGGGAGCATCCGAATGCTGATGCCCTTGAAATCGTTCCTGTTTGGGGATACCAAGCAGTTGTTCGCAAGGGACAATTTCAAGTCGGGGATTTGGCTGCATTCATTGAACCAGACAACACCGTAAAACTCTCTCGCCCTGAATTCCAGCATTTGGACAAGGGAAAGGGCCGTGAGCGTCATCGTCTTACGGTTGTTCGTCTCCGTGGTGAACCTTCTTATGGACTTTTGATCAAAGCTCCTGAAGGTGCTGTGGAAGGTGATGATGTCATGGAGCAACTGGAAGTGGAGCATTACGATCCTCCAACTTTCTTCAGTGGAACCAAGGCAGGGGTTGCAACTCAAGGCCCCGAGTTTGTTGAAGCTCCAGTTTACAAGCTGGAGAATTTCAGGAAGTATCATCGTCTCTTCAACCCAGAAGATGAAGTGAATGTTTCCGTGAAGATTCATGGAACCAACGCACGATTTGTTTTTGATGGTGAGAAGATGCACGCTGGGAGTCACAAAACTTGGAAGAGGAATCCAAGTGGAGTTGAGCCTCGTCAAATCACTTACACCAACAAGGAAGGTGAAGAAGTTACAAAGGTTATTGGACCCGAGTCTTGTCTTTGGTGGGAAGCTATTCGACAGAATCCTTGGATTGAGGATTGGTGTCGAGCGCATCCCAAAGCTGTTCTTTACGGAGAGGTCTATGGCCCCAATGTTCAGGGAGGTCAGTTCGCCTACGGAAAGAAAAATGGTGAATGCGGTTTTGCTGCTTTTGACGTGATGGAGAATGGTCGCTGGATTTCCAATGGGGAGATGCTGGATAATCCGGCTTACTCAGAGGGAATGAAGGAAGTTGTTCCAGTGTTGTTTCGCGGAAAGCTTTCCGAAGTGAACCTTTCGGAACTGGCAGAGGCGAAGGAGACTTTGTTTCCTGGGCAGGTTGTTCGTGAGGGTGTTGTTGTGAAGTTGAATCAAGCAGAAAGGTTTGATTCCAAGCATGGAAGGGTTGCCCTCAAATATGTTTCTGATGTTTACCTCTCCATGAAGTGAAACAGGCAACATGAAAGAAGGAATCGGCCTGAATTTCTCCGGTAAAGTCATCAAGAACAGAGATTTTTCTACTTGTTTCCTCGTTAGAGCAAACTTCCGAAAAACCGACCTCGTTCAGGTGATTTTCAATCACGCTGATCTTCGCTTTGCTGATTTTCGAGGATCGTTTATAGGTTATGCTGACTTCAGCAATGCTGATCTTCGTGGTGCGGCCTTAGATGGCGTGTATTTGAAATATGCAATCATTCAAGATGCAAACCTCATTGGTGCATGGTATGACAAGTTCACAGATTTTCCAGAAGGATTTGATCCAAAAAAAGCTGGGATGTTTTGCGCTGATTAGCTAGATTTCAGATCCTCATAGATCACTCTGTTCTCACGTCCCCAGAACCTAACCAATTGGCCAGATTTTACATTTGCTTCATCTTCGTATGGTTGCAAACCCTCATCATCATTTGGAAACACAACACCTGTTTGAGCTTGTTTGCAATGAGTCAACTCATGAGCCAACGTTCTCAAGCAGTCAGCCATTGCCCTGTTCCTGATAGCAACAAAAACTGTCATGCCATAAGGATCACAATATCCAGCGGTTGGCATTCCAGTTGTTTGTCTTTCGGACAAGGTGATGGTTATTTTTCCACGCAACCCAAGTTCCTTGGCACAGTGTTGAATGAACCGTTTGATGATTTCCAGGTTTTCTTTGGTGAGTTTCATGGAGCAAGTGGAAATAACTAGAACCAGCGGTTAAGCCAGTATAGGCTTGAACTCATGGCATATATTCATCAAACCTCTTCATACGAATATTCTGATGTTTTCATCGTCCCCAACCATTCCACTGTAACCTCCAGGAAACAAGTCAACACTGAGGTTCAACTGGCAAGCCCAAACAGCGACCTTTCCCTTTCCATCATGGTTCCAGTCATTTCTGCCAACATGGACACGGTGACAGGATCAAAAATGGCAATTGCTTTGTGGGAAGCTGGAGCAATCGGTGCTCTTCATCGCTTCAATTTAATTCCAGAAGCCGTTGAAGAGTTTTTGGAAGTCCAGCGTGCTCAAGCAAACTGTTTTGTTTCTTTGGGTGTGAATTCAAACTGGCAAGAGAGAGCTTCTGCGCTTTATGAAGCAGGAGCAAGGTTTTTCATTGTGGATATTGCTCATGGGCATAGTTCCATGATGGAAAACACTGTCAAGTGGCTTAGAAACCGTTTCGGCAGAGATATTTTCATTGTTGCTGGGAACGTTGGAACTTCTTGGGCTGTTGACTCTATGAAAGATTGGAAGGTTGATGCTGTTAAGGTTGGGATTGGAGGTGGGAAGGTTTGTCTGACAAAGAATGTAACTGGAGTTGTTACTCCAATGTTCTCAACGGTACTGGAGTGTTCCCAGCGTGCTAGTAAATGGGGAATTCCAGTGATTGCAGATGGTGGAGCGAGGGAATACGGAGATGTTGCAAAAGCAATTGGTGCTGGAGCAACTGCTGTGATGTCTGGATACTTCTTTGCTGGATGTCCAGAGTCTCCTTGTGTTGGTGGTACAACTGAGAAAGGCGAAGTGATTTATCGTGGTATGGCAAGCAGTGAAGCGGCAGTCAAAGTTCGGAGTGCTGACACACTTCCAACACCGGAAGGCGAGAGTATTTTCGTTTCCAAAAAGCCTTCAGCAAAAGAAGTTGTGGAGCTTCTCAAGGGTGGTTTGCAATCAGCGTACTCCTACGTCGGCGCAACATCCACTCATGAATTCCGAGAAAACATCTCGTTTGGTATCCGTGGAAGGTAACACTATGACAAAACAACCAAAAACAAACAATCATCCCCTGAAAGCACGTCTTTTCATTGGTGGACTCAAATCCCTCTTCGGAGACATGCACGACATGCTTGAAGAAGTCGAAAAGACTGGGCAAATGTCGAGAGATATGATTACCAGCCTTACCGATGTTCACGAAGCAATTGATCTTGCTGTTGATGAACTCAAGAAGGTTATGTCTCCTTGTTGCGATCATAGTCCAGACGCACATCAGTGTGATGACACTTGCAACGACGAAGCCACAACTGTTCCGTACACGGGGAAAGTGGTTGGGGTGGAAGGTTCGCCAACACAGCCGCTAAGGGGTCCAGAAGCTTTTGTAGTCGAGGAAGGGGAGGAAGACGACCAGGAACCCGTCGAAGAAATTCAAGGGCAAGGAAAAGCCTCCTGGGGTGATTCCACTGTCCGCGCTTTCAGCCAACTTCCTGGAATCAATTTGAATCTCAATCTCAAACCTGGAACTCCGCTATACGAAGCTCACCCAACTCGTAAAGGTTGGTTGGTTCAGAATCTGAATGGTGTAAGAACTTCTGGTACGATGGAAAATGGGTTGTTCGTTACACCAGAATGTGATGTGTGTGGGTGTGATGGCTTTTGTGAAGGCGAATGGGATCTTTGCGATGTTTGTGGGTGCGTGGGAAATTGTCACCCAAATTCGGAACGAGTCTTTCCACCTTCTCTGAGGGGGCCATCCCCAAGCGACTTTTCTTCAATGGAAATAGATCCAGAAGATATTCCTTATGATTCCAAGAGACACTTGAGAGTTATTCGCCACAACGTTCCAAGTGGAACCTTTCCAACCGAAGAAGACCTTAACTGTAAACAAGATGTTTCTGAGGTTCCTACAACCGACAAGAAACAACCGAAGAAGAAGTCGAAGACAAAGAAGTAGTGCTGGTGTATGGTGCCCTTAGCATGAGCACTGCACCAAAAAAACCAAGATCATCAGCCTCAAATTCCCCTCCCAACTTCACAAAGAAGCACCTAAAAATCATTCAAACAAGCACGGAAAATATTCGTGCTTCTGATTCGATTGACTCTCTCCTCGAAGGAACAACAAAGATTGAACCTGTCGGGCTGGACTTCTCTGCTCCAACCAACATGGATTATCTCTCAATCCGTGGAAACATCTCTTTCTCCGAGCTTTCCATCTGGAGAACATGTGCCTTTCGTCACAAGTTGAAATACCTGGACAAAATCAATGGTGGAGCACTTGATGGACCATCTGAACACACAGAGTTTGGTCATGTGATTCACACGGCTCTCGAAGTGTTTCTGGAAACACGAATCATGCCATCCTACGATGATGTTAAGGTTGGTCTTTCCTACGCATTCAGCGAACTTCCAAACGTTGCTTCTTTGAAAGAAGAAGAATGGCATGGTGTCATTGAACCAATTCTCTCGGAAGTCCCAGCATTCATGGATGAAACATTTGGAAAAGACTGGAAATATGTTGCCAGTGAATATCCATTGATGGAACCAATTGAAGGGCACAATCATCTCTTCAAAGGTTTTATTGATGGTGTAATCACTGCAACCAACAAAAAAGGTGAAGAAATTACTCACCTTATAGATTGGAAAACCGCCGGTTATTTCTGGCCTGTTTCCAAGAAAACAGACCCAAACAAGACAATGCAGTTGGTTCTTTACAAGCACTTCTACTCCCAGAAAACGGGCATCCCTCTGGACAAAATCCGTTGTGCCTTTGTTATTCTTCGCAGGTCTAAGAAACCCGGAAACTGTGATTATGTCCCAGTATCTGTTGGACCAAAGGCACTCAGTAACGCCCTGGAATCTGTTGACTCAATGCTGGGTCATGTGAAAAGGAAGATTTTCCCCAAGAACAGGCAGAACTGTCGGTTCTGCCCTTATGCCAACACTCCTCATTGCCCCTGAAAGAAACAAACACAAGACATGGAAACAGAATTTCTTAACGAATTGATCCCACTTCTTCCAGAAGAGCCAATCATCGTTTATCAATCACCTCTTGGCCCCAGAGAAAAGAGAGATTATTCGGGAAGTAAAAAGGAGCTTGTTATTCTTCTCTCTGATGAGTCACACCAGCCTGTTGACTTCAAAAACTGCATGGTTTTCAGAAACTATATTCCCTCAAAACCAGCAGCCAATGAAAGGCCAATTCCTCTTCCATTCGCTTCTGGATTCAGGAGTAATTTGACCGAACACTTGTCTTTCAATGACAGGAAGTACATGATGGCCTTTGCTGGCTTTGTGGGCGATATGCGGAGGCAACAGGCTATCAGTGCCATGTCCACCATCAGAGAACAATTCAAGCGTGTCTATATTCGTCCTAGCGAGGGTTTCTCAAAAGGGTTGACACGACAGGAATATAGTGAAGTGATGTGCAACACGATGTTGGCAATCTGTCCACCTGGAGGAAGTCATGAGTCTTTCAGAATGACAGAGGCTTTGAAGGCTGGATGTATTCCAGTGCTGTTAAGCAAAAAGGATCGTCAGTGGTATGACCCGGACTTCAAGACAGCTTTTTGGTTGCAATCGTGGGAAGAGCTTGCTGACCTTGCTTCCTGGCTCATCAATACCGATCCAATGATTTTGAAGGAACGCTCCAAGGCTTGTAGAGAATTTTACAAGACTCATCTCTCACCAGAAGCAGTCGCAGGATACATCACAAGAGAATGGTACAAGGATCAAACCAAATGAAAAAGAACAGAGCAGCCATTGTCACAGGAGGAGCAGGCTTCATTGGAAGCAATCTCGTTGATGCCCTCATTGCCAAAGATTTTCAAGTTATCTGCATCGACAATGAATCAGCAGAGAGCAACTCACAGTTTTACTGGAATCCAGCCGCACACAACATCAAAGGAAATGTCTGTCACCAAGACAACATCCTTTCAGATGTTCGCTGGATTACCAAGAAGCACGATCTGCATGTTGAAACAGTTTATCATCTTGCAGCGGAGGCAAGGATTCAGCCTTCTTTCAAGAAGAAGGATTTGGTATTCAAGACCAACGTGATGGGAACAGTTTCGATGCTGGAAGTGGCAAGGGAATTGAAGGCAAACAGGTTTGTTTATTCTTCCACTTCTTCCGCTTATGGGAATGCTTCTATTCCTTTCGATCAGTATACTCCAACGAAGTGTTCCACGCCTTATGCGGCTGGGAAAGTGGGTGGTGAGCTTGCTTGTTTTGCTTATGACACGACAGGCGCAGAAGGTGAGCTTCAAACGACGGTGTTGAGGTATTTCAATGTTTATGGGCCAAGGCAACCGATCAAAGGTCAATATGCTCCTGTGGTTGGTTTATTCCTGCGGCAGATGGCAGAAGGAAAACCTCTGACGGTTGTTGGTGATGGAAAGCAAACCAGGGATTTTACCCACGTCGATGACATTGTTGTTGGAACAATTGCCGCAGGCGATGTTTCCAACTTTATTCCAGAGAGTGTTAGGAAGAATCCAATCAACCTTGGGGCAATGGAGAGGTACAGCATCCTCTATCTGGCAGAAATGATCGGTGGAGAAATCGTTCATGTTCCCGAGAGAAGGAATGAAGCTCGGCATACCCAAGCTGACATTTCTGTCGCCCATGTTTGGTTGAACTATCAACCAACTGTTAAACTAACTGATTGGATCAAAGAGGAATTGAAGAAGGTGAAGAAATGACAATGACTGTTTTGGTGAAGTTTCCGACAAGAGGAAGGCCGGATAGGTTTTTCCCTGTGTTGGACAGGTATTACTACGGATCCAAGAAAAAGAATGCAACCAAGTTTCTTGTGTCGTGTGACCTGGATGATCCCAGCATGAACAATGACACTGTAAGACAGAAGTTCTCTCAGTATCAGAATCTTGAAGTGTGCTATGGCAACTCCAAAACCAAAATTGAAGCTGTGAATGCTGACATGGATAAAGCTGGGGAATATGATATTCTCCTGCTCGCCTCAGATGACATGATTCCAGAGGAGAGAGGATACGATGAGATCATCAGAGGAAAGATGGAGGAGTTGTATCCAGACACCGATGGTGTTCTTTGGTTTTTTGATGGGTACCGAAAAGACTTCAACACTCTCTGTATTCTCGGAAGGAAATATTACGAGCGGTTTGGGTACATCTATCATCCAGATTACAAGTCCTTCTGGTCTGACAATGAGTTCACAGAAGTTGCAACCTCTCTTGGCAAGCAGACTTTCATTGACAAGGTAATCATTAGACACGTTCACCCTGACTGGATTCAAAGAGATCCAGCAACGAAAACGCTGTTCCAACAGATTCATCCAACCACAACGAATATCGGGCTTGATGAAACCTTCATGAAGAACCTGCCCTACGAAAGACAGGATGCTGCTGTATATCTCCAGAGAAAGGCAGCAGGGTTTCCTAGATGAAAAAGATCATCTCGTTCTGTCTCTGGGGAAATGATCCAAAGTACACGATTGGAGCTTTGAGAAACGCAGAGCTTGCCAAGACAGTTTATCCTGGGTGGACTCCAAGGTTTTACGTTGGTTCTTCCACTTCCCCAGCCGTAACAAAACAACTTCTTCGTGCAGGCGCAGAGGTTGTCAACATGGTTGAACCTGGAGATTGGAGAGGAATGTTTTGGAGGTTTTATCCTGCTGGGGAACCTGATGTTGAAGTAATGCTGTCCAGGGACACAGACTCAAGACTTTCCATGCGAGAAAAGGCTGCTGTTGATGAATGGCTGTCAGACCCAGAGAAAGTGTTTCATATCATGAGAGATCATCCAGCACATAAAACAGAAATTCTTGGTGGGATGTGGGGTGCAAGAGGAGGATTCCTTTCAGAGATGAAACAGTTGATCGACGAATATCCAGCAGGAGACTTCTGGCAGGTTGATCAAAACTTCCTCAGAGAGAAGATTTATCCACTCGTCAAACATCGTGCCAAGGTTCATGATCCCTTCTTTGAAAACAAACCTTTCCCAACACCAAGAATTGGAACAGAGTTTGTTGGTGACGTGTTTGATTCGACCGATGTAAGACACCCAGAATATTGGAAAGCAATTCCCCAACAATGAAAATCCTAATGATTCAAGAGCGTGGCAGACACGAAGCAAACAGAGAGTTTCGTGAAAGCGAAAACTTCCGACGATCCTTCAAGCGAATTGGTGTTGAGTCTGAGGTCTGGGGAATCAACCAACCAACCTTTTCAACGCCATTTCATGAAATGATCAATGACTACGATGTGATCTTTGTGATGGAAAATTATGATGAATCTGGCTGGCTCCCAGACCTTTCTCAAATCACAAACAAATTCAAGGTGTTTTGGAGCATTGATTCTCACCTCGCCCTGGGTCAACACGTTTTCTTTTCTAAACGAGCCAAGTTTGACTTGCATCTCAACAGCACGGAAGGATACCTCAAACACTTCCTCCGTCATTCTCCGACTTGTCTCTGGTTTCCCAACGCATATCCAGACGATTTGATTGATCATATTCCACATGCCTCTAAATCGCACGACGTTGGCTTTTGCGGGTCGTTGATTGGCGGAAGGGGTCAGTGGTTGGAAAACATTTCCTCTGCCTCTAATAAGGCGATTAGACGGGATTGCGGGGTTCTGGGAAGAGGGATGGTGGAAGCTATCAACTCATACAAGGTTGCCTTGAATCAGAGTTTGCTGGATGATATCAACTACCGGGTTTTTGAAACTCTTGGAGCGAAAACGTGCTTGCTTACCAACAACATTCCTGGGCTTGACAAGCTGTTTGTTCCGGACAAACACTTGATGACTTACAACAGCCAACAAGAACTCGTTGAGAAGCTACATTTCCTTCTGAGGAAACCAGAAGTGATTGAAGAGATTGCTGCTGCCGGATATGATCATGTCAGAGCAAATCACACCTACGACGTGAGAGCCAAACAGCTAATGGAGATTTTGAAAGAGAAGGTCTAAAATGAAAATTGACTATGCAATCATTTCGTCTGACAACTCGCACTATCTGGATTTCTACAAACCAGTTTCAATCGCTTGGAACCATCTTGGCATCAAAGTTTTAATGTTCCACATCACAAACGAAGAAACAGATTTCGTGGAAAACAAATTTGGACTTTTGAAGAAGGTTAAGGCCGATCCTCGCTTTCCAACCAGTTGGCAAGCACAGTTGATTAGACTCTATGCTTACAAATACTTCACCAACATCTCCTTGCTAACGTCCGATATAGACATGATGCCTTTGAATGCTGACTATTTCAGAAAACCCACTTCAAACCTCGAAGATGACCAAATTTTAAGTTACAGCAATCAACCATACGGGAATGTTCCATACTACCCAATCTGTTATATCTTGGCAAACTGCAAAACCATGCAGACTGCTCTTGGTTTGCAGGATGATCTCACATCATTTTATGAGTCTGTCCATGCCCGATATGGAACTGAATGGAACACAGACGAACATTTTTTGTACGATCAACTCCAGAAACATTCAAAACTAAAGAGTCTTTCTTTGAGAGACTACTCTCAAGATAGAATTGATAGGTCCAACTGGCAATACGATCCAAGTCTGATCCAGTCCGGCAAATATGTGGACAGTCACCTGCTTAGGCCATATGTAAAATACAAAAAAGCCATTGACGATCTCGCTATGCAACTAATCCAAACGAAAGTCCCAAGGTAATAAACAAAAATGGACAAATATTCAACACACATCCCCGTTTTCGAAAAATTGTTCGCGGTAAAAAACTTCCCAAGAATTTTGGAATTTGGTCTTGGTTTTGGCTCAACGCCGTTTTTATTGCAGAACTGTGAACACTTGACTTCGGTTGAGATGCAGTCAAAGGATTGGTACGAAAAAGTGTATCAATCCTTGAAAGACAATTCAAAATGGGAGGCACACTTGGCTGTTGGTCCCAACGAATTCGAGAAACTTGGAATTTCTGATTTGGGATATGATTTGGTTTTCGTGGATGGTCATGGAGACTCACGACCGGAAGTCATCAACCGCTTTTTTGGTAAATGCAGCACCATTGTCACTCACGACTACGAAACACCCAGTTATCGTTGGCACTTGATTCAAAAACCAAAAGATTATTTCGAATTCGTTTACAGCGGGATTGTTCCCTATACTGCTGTCTTTACGAATGATCCAGTTCTTATTGAAGCCTTCGCCAATGGTTGATAAAGAACGGATTGTTGAGTTGGACAACTGGTTGTCGTTCGATAATCAATGCTCTATACAGTTTCCGTGGTACACACGTCCCTTTTTGAAGGAGTTGATAACGTGGGACACAAAACAGTGGAAAGTGTTCGAATACGGGGCTGGAAATTCGACAGCTTGGTGGCGAAAGAACGCCCAAGTTGTTCATTCAGTAGATTCAAATTCAGAATGGGCGAAAAGGGTAAACGCCATTTGTATGAAAGACAAGGTTGGATTCCTCTCTGCTCCTTTGGCGTTGATTGCAGATGGTTTGTTTGATTGCATAATCATTGATGGTGAACCAGTAGAGTGGAGAGATGAATGTACCAAATACGCTCTTCAAGCTATCAAACCCAATGGAATCATAATTGCCGACAATTATGAGCAAGCAACCGTCCAAGGGCTGGGGTCGTGGCCGGAAACAAATGAACTGCTAAAGACTTGTAAAAAACAAGTGTTCAAAGAACCAAAACACCAAGATTGGAAAACGGCGTTTTGGCTTCTGTGAGTATGAAAACCAGTTGATTGGGGCCTTTAAGCTTCAATACATAAACAACCCACAGAATCAATCCTTGTGGGTAAATGCCAGAAAACAAACAATGGGCAACGAAAGAAGTAGCTGTTCAACACGGTTATCTCTCCCCACCATCCCAGCCACTTCCCAGCCATCTAGCAGCAATCCAAGCAATCAAACCAATCCTTCTTCAACTTCGCAAGCCTGACGCAGACAAACTCTACATCAGTGACTTGGGTTGTGGGAATGGAAGAATGATCCTCGCACTCGAACAAGTGCTTGGCCCCAATGTTCCGTTTGGTTATGTTGGCTATGATTTCAACAAGTCATGTTTAGAAGAAGCGGGGAGGAATTTCCCTGATCGCTTTTTTATGACAATGGATTTGGATGCTTACGATGGCATGGCCCCAGCAGGCTCAGATTTGGTTATCCTTGACAGCACCTTGTCGATGGTAGAAAGACCCAGAGAACTCCTTCTCGGGCTTCTAAAAGCCAACAGAGCGGTTCTGGTGGAACGTATCAGGGTTGGGAACCAAACCATCAGAGAAGAATATACCTGGGGAGGAATGACTCAACCCTCAGTCAACTGGGCATTCAGCCCTTCCTTCTTTTTTGAGGTTGCCAATGAATCAGGTTGCATGATCGCTCACAGAAGCGATACGCGAATCCTTTTTGTGAAAGATGAAGACGAAGAGAACAGCAATGAAGAATAACAATCAAACAACAACAGTCAGCGTGATCGGGAATGGGTTTGTGGGTGGAGCAGTAGCCAATGGTTTCTCACGACTCAACCCAAAGGTTTATGACATTGATCCAAAAAGATCAACGTGCTCCCTGGAAGAAGCTCTTCAGTCGAAGTTTATTTTCGTTTGCCTTCCGACTCCAATGGTAAGCGCAGAGGGTGGAGAAGCAAACCTCTCCATTATCGAAGCCTTCTTTCAACAAGCATCCCAGCACTCTGTCAATCCCTCTTCTGTCTTTGTTATCAAATCAACAGTTCCAGTTGGAACAACCAAGCGACTCCAGAAGCAATTTCCTGGTTTGAGGCTTGTTCACAACCCAGAGTTCTTGACAGCGGCAAGGGCCAACCTGGATTTCATCAACGCTGACAGAACTGTTTTGGGTGGTGATGACCAGGATGCCCTTCAATCGCTCCAGGAGCTTTATGCGGGCGAGTTCCCCCATGTTCCTACCCTTACCATGTCCAGCACCGACAGCGAGCTTGTAAAATACTCTGCGAACTGTTTCCTGGCAACCAAGACCATGTTCTTCAACGAGATTAAATTCCTCGCTGAGAAAATGGGCGCAACCTATGAGAACGTTGTTGCTGGGGTTGTCTCCGACAAAAGAATTGGTCCAAGTCACACAAAAGTTCCCGGACCTGATGGAGACTTCGGGTTTGGTGGCACCTGTTTCCCCAAAGACATCAATGCCCTTGTTTCAACGATTGAAAGTTGTCAAGAAGATTGCTTAGTGGAAGATAACCAGAAGAGGGATCAAAAGGGGGCTCATATAGTTCCTTCACCTTCGTCTAAGATTTTCAAAGCTGTTTGGGAGAGGAACAAGGAAGTTAGGAAAGACTGGGATTGGGCATCGAGTCCGTCAGCCGTAAAAGGTCTGCCATGAAACCCAAGACGGCAACTTGCAATCACTGTGGAGAAGAGTTTGTAAAGCCCAGCCCAAGTTCCAAAAGCTGTTCCGACTCTTGTCGAAAGGCACACCGTAAAACAAGAAGGAAGATTACAACTCAGAACATTATAGTTTCAAGAACCTGTTTGTTCTGTTTGAAGGACTTTCCTGCGATTCGATGCAAACCCAAGAAATTTTGCAACCGCTCTTGCGCATCCAAGTTTTATGTTCAATCGGGAAAATATGATCGTTGGATTTCCTCACATGAAAGGCGTCCGAAGTTAAGCACGATGACTCCATGTGTTCATTGTCAGAAACCTGTTTTTACTCCACCAAGGCAAAAGGGCAAGAATAAGGTTTGCAGCAAGGCGTGTTTCGCCGCACACATGAGAACAGTTTTTCCAAAAGGGTCTGGGCCAACGAAGGGCACAACCATGACGGATAGCCAGAAAAAGAAGCAGTTAGCGACCCTTATGAAAAATCATGGAGTCACAAACGCTTATTGCTTGGCCAAAAGACGGAAGATTTCAAAACCACAAAGAGAATTGTATGAAGACATTGTTTCTGCCCTTGGGTTTCAGGAAGCGGAATTGGAGAAGTATATTGCCAACGGGTATTACGCTGACATCCATTACCCAGCAAGAAAAAAGTGATTGAGTATCATGGCGACTATTGGCACTGTAATCCAAAACTGTACTCGAAAGAGTACTATCATAAAGTCAAAGGCATCCCAGCCAAAGAAGTCTGGAAGAAGGATGAGCAAAGGGTTTTAACCCTGAAAGCTCTTGGTTATTCGGTCTTCGTTGTTTGGGAAAATGATTTCAAAGACGAACGAGTTAAGACACTTGAAGGTATCAAGGAATTTCTAGGAAAAGATAATGAAACAGCAACAACAGCCACCAAATCCGATTAGGAAGAACAAGATTCTGGTATTGAGCGACCATCCATTAAACTGACTTGTGACAGTGGATGTAAAACTGGGTGAATTGCTGGAAACTCCTAAGAGCGGCACACACAACAGCGAAACTGGAAACGGTATGTGCGATTGTAAAAAAGTTGTGTCGATTGGACAATCAGCAGCCAAGCTCCTGTCTGGAAACAGTGGAGAAGGTTCAACGACTACGGTCAGCCTAAAAGCTCTTGCTTATGGCGATGATCCGACAGCGCCCAGCAGTTCGACAATCGAATTGATGATATAGTCTGTTCGTTGGTGAAAATCAGCGAGTAAACGTGTGTACTTCGGGTGTTGGTACCCAAAGCCGCTTTCTTATTCATGGTCTTGTTGCAACAGGAAGATATTCCTTTCGTTGCCTTGGGGGAGCGATCAAACACCCGAACTATGATCCAATCGTAGTAAACCCAGATTTCATCATCAAACCTGTTGATGGCTTCGGAGACAGGAATATGATCAGGAACCTCCTGATCAATGAAAGACCAGACGCGGTTCTCCTGTTCACAGATCCAAGACAGTTTATGTGGCTTTGGGAAATGGAAGATGAGATTCATCAGGTTTGCCCCATTGCTTATTGGCACGTTTGGGACAATGATCCATACCCTGCATTCAACGATGTTTGGTATCGCTCAACAGACCTGATCAACTGTCTTTCTCACAAAACCTACGAGCTTGTCAAACCTCATTTTCCAGAGAGAACAAACTACATTCCTCACGCCTTTCCAAAAGAGGTTTATCATCCTCTCCCAGTAGAGACAGTAAAGCAACTGAGGAGTGTGAATTACAAGGAGCGTGCCGATTGGTTCATTGGAGCTTGGATCAACAGGAATGCAACCAGGAAAATGCCGAATGATGTCTTGATGTCTTGGAAGATGTTCTTGGATGATCTGGAGAAGAAGGAGGGTCATAGGAAGGCAATGCTTGTGATGCACACTGATCCACAAGACACAGAAGGCCCAAACCTTTTTGCAACCGTTGAAAATCTCGGGTTGACTGGGAATGTTGTGTTTTCAACCCAGAAGGTTGATTTCAACGACATGAATGCGCTTTACAACTCAGTTGATTTTATTGTGAACGTGTCGAAGGCTGAAGGGTTTGGGTTGGCAACCTTGTCTGGTTTGATGGTTGGGAAACCGATCATTGCACTGAAGACTGGGGGAATGACACGTCAGGTTGTGGATTATCGAGATGGAACAGAACACGGAGTTGCTATTGATCCAGCGTGTAGAGTTCTTGTTGGATCTCAAATGGTTCCCTACATTTTCGACGACCACTTCAAACACGAAGATTTGTCAGCAGCCTTCCACAAGGTTTATTCCATGTCTCCAGAAGAGAAGGAAGTGCTTACCAAAAAGAACATTGCTTATGCTGAACACGAGTTCAGTTATGAGAAGATGATCTCTGAGTGGGATAGGACTCTCGACAAAGTGATCAAAGACTTCAAGAGCAACCCGCCAAAACGTTGGACATGCTCCAAACTCAACAACATCAAGTGAATACATCAATGAACACTTCATCCACAAAGAAAACTGTTCTGCTTAGAGGTCCAATGATCACAATGAGTGGTTATGGCGTGCATACACGTCAGATTGCTCGTTGGTTGTTTCGTGTTGCCTCCGAACAGCATGATCTTGATATTACAACTGAGCCACTTCCTTGGGGAGACACACACCTTCTCGTCGATCCAGAAGCTGAAGATGGTCTCATTGGTCAGATCCTTCAAGCTTCAGGAAACAAGAAGTCTTTCTACGATGTGACAATCCAAGTCCAGCTACCAAACGAATGGAATCCTTTCTTGGGGAACTTCAACGTTGGAGTGACTGCTGGAGTTGAGACAGACAAGTGCAATCCAGCTTGGATTGATTGCATCAACAGGATGGACATGATTGTTGTTCCCAGCACCTTCACCAAAGAAACCTTCATGGCAACAGGCGAAATCAAAGTTCCTGTTGCTGTGATCCCAGAAGCGTTCCCAGACGCAATGCAAGACCAGAACCAACTCATTCCAGAGGATCCAGACTTGGATTTGGGGTTGACAACAAAGTTCAATTTGTTGGTTGTTGGTCAGTTGACAGGAACCAATCCTGAGAATGACAGGAAGAACCTTCCTTACACTCTCAAATGGATTGCAGAGACTTTTGTAGGCAACAAAGATATTGGTGTGATTGTCAAGACGAATGCTGGAGCCCAGACACAGCTTGACAAGAAAAACGTTGAAGGAATCTTCACGAAGTTGGTTGCAGAGATTCAGCCTGCTGGTGTTCCTGGTCCAACCTTTTATCTTCTTCATGGTCACATGACTGATGAAGAGATGAACAGGCTGTATCGGCACAAGGAAATTGCAGCCTTGATTTCATTGACACACGGCGAAGGTTATGGACTTCCCATTCTTGAAGCTGCTGCTTGCGGTCTTCCAGTGATTGCAACGAATTGGAGTGGGCATCTTGAATTCTTGAGGCATGGAAAGTTTATTCCGGTTGACAGGATGTTGGGAGAGGTTCCTGCTTCCAGGGTTGATGGTCAAATCTTCCTTGCTGGAATGAAGTGGGCCAACCCAGTTGAGATTGACGTGAAGAGAAGGTTGAGGAAGTTTTACGAGTCTTCTTCTATGCCAAAGCAATGGGCGAGGGAATTGGCTCGTGTGATTCAGAAGGAATACTCGTTTGATGCAGTATCCAGTATTTACTCAAAAGCCCTTGGTGGCGTTTTGGGGAGTTCCTGATGTTCCTGTATGTTTTTCTTCTGGCTCTTGTTGTTGCGACAGGGTTTGCAGCCTTCTTTGCCATTCGCTGGGCGAAGATCATTTTTCTTCTTGAGGATGATTTGTCGGAGGCGATTGAGATTCATGAGAGGACCGCAGCGACGCTAGAAGGCATTTTGAAGACACCAATGTTCTTCGACTCACCTGAGATCAAGCGAGCTGCAACGGAGGCTCTGGATAATGTCAAGGTGTGTCAGACAGCCACCCAGAAATTGGTTTACAACTTCACACAACGCAGCAAGCAGCGATATGTCAGGATTGAAGAAAGCGTAGAATCAGAATAACATGCCACCAGCCGGAAGAAAAATCATCAAGCGCAAACCAAAAGGTGGCGCGACTCCCCAAGAGTTCTATTTCAACGCAGGAACGCAAGACTCCATCGTCGAGTTCAACAACGAAAAAGATGTCAAGATAAAGACCAAAATCTTTGTCGAAGGAATCCTTCCAGCATTCAACAAACTGGTAGAAAACCTCATCAACGTCTATGGCTTCCAAATTCAATACGAAAGCAGACACGATCTTCAGGCAGAGACTGTTCAGTTTCTCTATGGAGCACTTGCCAAGTTTGATCCATCCAAAGGAACCAAAGCCTTTTCTTACTTCAATGTCGTTGCCAAAAACTTCCTGATTTGTCGCTCCAAGCAAAGTCACAGGATTATCAACACTTTCACTTCCCTCGATGATCGAGAGACTCTTTCCGCTCACGATTTGGAAACGATTGAAAACCACAACATTTCCATCTCTCCAGAAGAAGCATTGATCAATGAACACAATGCCAAAAAGCTTGCTCGTCTCCTTCAACTGATTCAAGACCAAACAGCAACAGAAAATGAAGTGGAAGCTTTCAAGGGAATTCGTGTTCTGTTTGACAACTTGGAAGACTTGGACTTTTTGAACAAGCGAGCGGTGATGCTTTATCTGCGGGAGATTACCACCCTGAAAAGCCCAAAGCAACTCAGCAGTGTTCTCACCGTCTTGAAGAAGTATTACAAAACAGCAAAGGAACAACTGGAAATTCAGGAAGGTGAAAGGTTGGCCCCTGCTCAACCAGAAGAGGAAGAAGTTGAGTTGCAGTCATGACAGCAGAAAGCAAAACCATTCTTTCAAACATTGAATTGGTGGGAGAACTCCCTCATCCAAGTTCCAGCATGAAGAAAGCAATCAGAGATACGGACGAAGACCTGAACGACTTCTCTCTTCTCTTGGATTCAATCACAACGATTGATGAGAAGTTGAAGATGCTCTGGAAGCAGATTTATAGCAACAGCCTAGAAGATCGACGGAATGCCCATCTTATTTGGCTGGATCTTTATACTATCGTCATGGGTAATCCAGAGCAGCATGTTATTCATGGAGATCACTTGAGCAAGTATCTTGAGCGTATGGAAAAAGCAAACACGCAACTGTTGAAGTTGGCTGAGTTGGTTTACAAGGCAAAAGAGAAACAAGAAGCGGATGAGCTTCCTTCAAGTGGAAACTTGTTTCAGCAACTCAAGAGCAATATGCGGGGATGACGTTTTGGCTACTTAGGAGCCTTAGATGTCATCTCACACAAACATCAACGTTGGTCGTGTTTTAGCTGGTGCAACAACACCAGTTCTCGACCTTTCCAAACCAACCGTAGACCTTCTCTCCTCTGGGACTCCTCCAACCTTCCAAAAAGGCGTTGTAGAGGAAATCGTCTGGAATCCAAAGGCACTTAACTCCCTCGAAAAAGACAGACTTCGTGCTCTGGTTGTCAATCCAGAGTCTGTTGAAAACATTGCTGCAAACAGTGTTGTTGCTATGATAGTTTCTGATGGTGTCAGTGATGCCACAGCAACAAGGGTTCTTCTTTCCCCCTTCTTCCAAAGTCACTTCATGCTCCCAGTTCAAATTGGAGAGCAAATCACCGTTGTGTTTGAGGACTTCCACAAGTACGGTTATAGAAGTGGAAAATGGATCACAAGATCTCCAGAAGGTTTCATGGTTGAAGATGCCAACTTCACTCATGGAGACAGACGTTTCTTTGTTGAAACAATCAATGGCGTTTTAAGAACAAGTTCTTCTCTCGCAAGACAATCGACACAACCTGGAAGTTTTTCTCCTGGGTTTCCGAACGGTGGGGGAACAGCAGAAACAGCAACTCTTCCACAAGCAGGATCAACAAACCCTTTTGATCTTCTTTATCAGAAGTCGATTTCTGGGTCCATGAAGCACACCTACGAGGTTGTTCCAAGGTGGACAAAACATCCTCAAGAATTTGTCATCCAGGGAATGAACAACGCTCTGATTGTTTTGGGCCAAGACCGACCAGGAGGCTTATTAGAGCCCGCTGAGGTTCGTCCTTATGCCGGGTGCATTGATATGGTTGCAGGGCGCGGAAGGTACCTTCTCGAACCAGCAACGGCCACATCCACAACCTCCTCTCCACTCACAGCATTCAACTCCAGAAGCCTGCTCGAAACAGACAAGACACCCAAGCTGAATGGCAAACCAGGAGAGAACCTCAACGAAGGTGAACCTGATTTGGCAAGAGATGCTGTGAGACTTCATCTCTCAATGAGAACTGAAGGCGATAAAAACTTCAGGCTGCAAAGAACAACTTCTGGGGCTGCAAACAACGCAATGCAACCAGCAGGATTAAACTTCTCAACCAATAGTCTTTTTCCAATTCAATTCCCCTCTTCCAGCAACGGAACAGGAAATTCATATCTGGTTGGAAAAGCAGATCATGTGCGCTTGATCGCAAGACGTTCATTGCCTTCGGATAATGCAGTTGAACCGATAAGTGGAAGTGTTTTGATTTTGAAGGAAGGGAAGAACAGAACACCTGACAGTGCAAATGCTGGTGCGCCTCCAAATGACTCGTTGGCTTATTTGTATATGTCTCCAGAAGGAAGAGTCCAGGTTGACGGGTTGCAGATTTTCCTTGGTGGAGCTTCTCTCAACCCTCTCAACAATGGAAATCAACAACCTCCACCTGATCGACCAAGAAACCCAGAAGGTTCAACAGCAGAACTCACCATTGGTGAAGAAAATAGGTTTGCTGGGTTGGAGCCTTATATCAAGTGGACAGAGTTCAAAAAGGTTGTGGAAGGCTTGCAACGGCAAGTTGATGCACTGCAAACAGCTTATTCTGCTCTTGTAGAAGATATGAAGACTGCTGGGCAGTTGAGTGTGTGTTCTCCAGGGGGACCAGATACCGCTTGGGCAACCCTAAACCCAAACATCACTCTCAGAAGAAACAACTTGAGAGCAGCTATCAACCAGCACAGAGTTTCAACCAACCAAGCTGTTTATCGAAGCCGTAGTTCCAAAATCTTTGGACAATGAAGGAAAAGGAAGTTTTCAATGTCACAAGATGACTTGGCAAGGATCAGAGCAGAATCAACTGCTCAAACCTTCAGGGAAACACAAAACACTGCAAATGTTGCTGCGAACACAGCAAAACTTGCCGCTGTTTCCACTGCAATAACAGCACTCCCAGCACCCGTGAATGCAGCAACAAGGATTTTGGGTGATGGTCTTTACGCAGCTTTCAAATTTCCTGTGACTGGAGTGAGGCAACCCGCTCCAGTTTCAGCAGATCCAATCAAACTGATGGCTTATGCAATGGCTTTCTCCATCCTGAAAGCCTTGTGGTGTTTTATCAAGTCGCTCTTGAACCCTTTGCCGTTCATTGGATCTTTTTTCCCTCTGTGCCCAAATGACCCTGACGGGGTTGGGTCTGATAGTTCTGACCCGGACAACATCAAGCTGAACCAAGCGAGCATGGCATTTGCTGGCGCTGTGGGGAATATAGAGAGCCTCCAAGGGGTCCAAGCACCTCCGGGACCATCCGGGGATTTCGGAGGCAGTAATAATCCTCCTGGAGCGATTCTTGATGTTGGAGAATCTTTTGAGGAGTACATTTCCAGAACCGCTGGTTTTTCAGGGGTTGCTTCTGTGGTTGTGGAAGATAACCAGAAGAGGGATCAAAGAGAGGAGATAATACAGATTGTTCCTACTTCTCAGACTCCGGTTGTCAATCCAGCAATTGAACCTGGGACTTCTAAAGGGGTTGGACTTGGGGAAGAGTTTACGAATGACTTGAGGAGAGGATTTGGTCTATGACAACGAGGAGTTTCAAGAGTTCGGGTATCACTGGAGCGGATCTTACAACTCAAAGGCAAGCAGTAGCTCCAGCGCCAAAACCTGTTGGCATCAAAACACCATTGCGACAAGGAACCAACGGAAGTGGTATCCTTGACATGCACTTCTCTGTTGCAGATCAGATGAAGAACAATCTCAGAGATTTGATTTTGACAAACTGGGGGGAACGACTTGGGTTGTTTGATTACGGAGCGAATCTTCTTCCATTGGCTGCTGAGTATGAGAGAGGGAAGGATTGGTTTGATGATGAAGCGGTTGTGAGGATTAGGGCTGCTACCGCAAAATACATGCCATTTGTTGAATTGGAGACTTACGAAAGTGTGTTTGTTGAAGGTGGATCAACCGATGGGTTGGGGATTGTCAGAATCACTGTTTATTACAGTATTCCAAGGGCTTTGGTTCCAACGACGGCTCTCCAAGTAACCTTTGCGGTGTCATAACTAAACCCGTGGATACACGCAACAACGCTTCTTCTCAGCCCATTCGGGCAAGAAAATACATCAACAAGGACTTTGATTCATTCAGAGCAGACCTTGAAGAATACGCACGAACCTTTTTTCCCAACCAAATTCAAGACTTTTCTCCAAACGGCTTTGGTGGTTTGCTCATCGAACTTGCAGCTTATGTTGGTGACGTTCAATCTCTCTATCTCGATCATCAGTTCGGTGAACTTAATGCTGAAACAGCAGTCGAGTCAAAAAACCTTGAGAAACTTTTGAGAGAGGCTGGGGTTCCGATTGTTGGAGCAGCCCCAGCAGTCCTTCCTGTCACCTTTTACGCAAGAATCCCAGCCAATTCACAAGGCTCATACGACACAACAGCCCTGCCAATCTTCAAAGAAGGAACCATTGTTAACTCAAACCCAGGAATTCCCTTCCAACTTCTTTCGGATGTGGAATTGCATTTGACAAAGAGCGACGGAACTCCAGCGGCTGGAATTTCTTACTCCATTGGAGAAGTTGACAACAATGGAAACCCCGTCAACTACATCTTCTCAGCAAATGGAACATGCCTCTCCAGCACAACAACCTCAGAAACCTTCAGCGTCTCTGGATTTGAACCGTTCAAGACCCACACACTCACCAACCGAGATGTAAACGAAATCCTCTCCGTTGTTGATAGCGATGGAAACACTTACTACGAAGTTGAATTCCTAACACAAGACACCGTTTTCAAATCAATAGCAAACAACATCCCACGAGGAGAATCCAGCCCAACTCAACAATACGTCGAGTCAAACCTGGAAATCCTCCCTGCGCCTTATCGTTTCTTCAAAACAACATCTCTATCAACAAGGTTGACAACGTTGACATTTGGCGGTGGTTCTGGAGCAACGATGGATGATGATTTGGTTCCAGACCCAAGCGAGGCTGCTTTGCCATTGTTTGGCAAGACAAGTTTTTCCAGGTTTTCAATTGATCCAAACAATCTTTTGAGGACATCGACGCTGGGAGCTATTGCACCTGATGTTTCAATCACTGTGACTTATAGACACGGTGGAGGTCTCAATCACAACATCCCACCAAACAACGTTTCTGAAATATCCACATTGATCATGGAGTTTCCGAACAATCCTTCCGCTGCTGTTGCTTCTGCTGTCAGAGCTTCTGCCGATGCTAACAACAACACAAGAGGAAAAGGTGGAGATGATCCTCCAACTCTGGATGAACTTCGTCTTCAAATTCCTTCCGCCAGGAACTCGCAATCCAGGATCGTTTCGAAAGAGGACTTGCTGGCAAGGGTTTATTCACTTCCAGCAACCTTTGGTAGAGTTTACAGGGCAAGTATTAGAACCAATCCAGACAACCCAAACGCTGCGTTGTTGTTCCTGTTGTGTAGAAATGATTTGGGTCAGTTGACCGTTGCTCCTGACATGTTGAAGGATAACCTCGCAACGTATCTCAACCAATTCAGAATGATCTCAGATGCAATTGATATTCTGGATGGAAGAGTTGTGAACCTCCAGATCAACTACGATATCACAGTGGATCCCAGCCAAAACAGGCAACAAGTTCTCCAGAACGTTCAAAGTAAGCTGGTTCAATACTTCAACACGAACAACTTTCAAATGGATCAACCATTGTTCCTGGATGATGTGCGGAATATCATTTACAACAACATCGGTGTGCTCTCGGTGAGAGGAATCACAGTGAGGAACTTGACTGGGAATATTGGAGGCAGGGAATACAGTTCTGTGAGTTACAACGTTGATACCAACTTGGCAAATGGCTCCATTCTGATCCCTCCAATGGGTGGAATGTTTGAGTTGAAGTTCCCAGCGTTTGACTTGATCGGTAGGGTCAGTTAGCAAGGGGTTGTATTTATCGGGATAACCCGATGTACCGAAAAATCCGTGCTGACAAAGATTCATACGTCACCAGCAAAATCATCGACAGCAGCAGACCAACGCTCTCCAGGTCAACGGATGCCAACGTCGGGCAAGCTGGAACCCTTGATCTCTTCAAACTCTACAATGCAACTCCAGTTCCCTCTGGAACCTCTGGTGTAGAACTCACCAGAGCAGTCATTCACTTCAACCTCGATCCAATTGCTTCACTAACAAGCTCTGTCATCAACCCCAACCATTCTTCTTTCAAGTGCTTCTTGTCAATGAAGGATGTGTACGGCGGACAAACTGTTCCTTCCAACTTCTCTCTAGTTGTCAATCCATTGGGAAAGGCTTTTTCAGAAGGAAGAGGAAATGACGTTATTGGTTTTAGGGATTTGGATGCAGTGAATTGGTTTACAGCCTCGATTGATGGAGGAGTGGTAACTCCTTGGGCAAGTGGTGGGATCGGTTATGGAGCAGAAGCCTCCGATGGAAGTGCTGACTATATTACTCATCTTTCTTCCCCCTCTCTTGGTTATGTTCCACTAACCTTCTCTCAGAGCTTCGCCAGAGGGGATGAAGACCTTCTCATCGACAT